ATGGCCGCTGAAAAAAGCGGTGTAAAAAACGGTGTACCCTTTGGGGCATTCCGTCAAATGTGTATGGCCCGTCGTAAAGCTAAACCTCACTACAAAACCCCTACCGTTATCCGCAATAAGGATGGCGATTGGTACATCCAATATTACTACGAACACCCCATGCGCCCGGGTGAATGGAAACCTTTTAAACTTCGCGAGGGCCTGAATTATATTAAAGACGAATCGGAAAAGGAAACCGAGTTTAATTATTTGCGCCAGGATGTAGAAGACTGGCTTAAAGCCGGTAATAGTCCCTTTGATACCTACGACGATGTATTAGCGCAGATCGAAGCAATGGAAGCCGAAATTGCTGCCGATGAATTAGCGAAAAACGGCTGGAAAATTGAGCACGCGGAAAGAGAATTTATTAAAAACATTACTTACAGGGGCTTAACGCCTAATACCATAAACACTTATAAGCGATACGTTCGTGCTTTCCGTACCTGGTGCCTTGAAAATGAATATCAAGATGTGCCGCTATCAAAGATGACTGAGTTTGATCTTGAAGAATTTCTGAATGAATGGGCTGAGGTAAAGAATTGGCAGGGGCGAACTTTTAATAATTACCTCGAATTTTACGGCAGCTTTTTTGATAAATGCCAGGGACTTGAGCGCCGGGAAAATCGCCGTAATGGAATAGAAGGGGCGGTAGTTTACCTGATCGATACGAAAGATATTGAACTAAGAATAGTTACACCCGAACGAAATAAGCCCTTTAACCCGGAACTGTTTGAATTAATTAAGTCTGCCGCAAAAGAGCCAGGCCGGGAAATGCTTTACGATTATTTGGAGTGGATATTTTACAGTCATATGCGCCCCGATGAGATCAGGCATTTAAAGGTTGAAAGCATAGATACCAGGGCGCGGCAGATACGCTTTGTGGGTAAGACAGGCGACCGCCTGGTGCCTATAAATAACGGTTTAATGGGCGTGATTAGGCGGCGCGGTTTGATAGATCATCCGCAGGATAGCTTTGTGTTTGGAAGGATGGGAAAGCCAGGCCAGCAACGGATGAGCGTGGCCTATTTTTTAGATCAGTTTGCCGAGGTCAAAAGGGATATAGGCAGTAGAACTAAATTAGGGCCGTATAATATGAAGCATACATCTGTACAGCGGATGAAGTTAGCCGGGTTAAGTGATGATGAGATTATGCTACAAACAGGACATAAAACTTTGGAAGCCTTCCGGGCTTACCTGGCTGATTTTTATATTGACAACGGGGATAAGATGAAAGGCGCGACTATAGAATTTTAAAGCCCGGCTATTTAAGCACAGCCGAGCCTTTTAAGTTTATCCAGTAGTTGCGTTTGTAATTTACGGGTACGTGAAAGAGGTATGGTCAGATGGTCGGTCACCCATTTATATAAGTTTCCTTTACCCTCATTCTTATACCTGGCATTGAAGTAGTTGTTTATCGATATAATGGCTTTATCAGATTGCTTTAAAAGCCCTGCCCAGCTATCATCGACAGAAAAATCTAACCTGTCTGTGGTGTGTAGCAATTGCCCTACTATACCAGTTTGTAAGAATGATACACCAGCTTGTCTTAACCAGGATTGCGACATACTATCGTGTAATAAAATAGCGGTATTGGCAATGTCAGTTCCATTTTGTACCGCTTTATTTACGATCGCCTTTTTTTCCTTAGCAACATCAGGCAAAATTCCGCCGTCATCATCCTGTTTTTTCATCCAAAACCAATAGGCGGCCGCTACCAGTGCCACAACTATTATTAAAGTGCTTACTCTCATTTTTTAAGTTTTTTGTTTTTAGTGATCATCTCGCATAAAACTGCGATGCGGGATCTATACCGGTTGTACCGCTGTTTTATGCGATGCTCCAGCCCGCTGTTTACCTGGTATCATCGGGTAATTTTGCGATACGGTCCGCACCGCAGTTTTATGCGATAAATACCAGCACGTACCGCAAAATTTTGCGATGCTGTACAGCCACGCATAAAAATGCGATGCGATATCATCCGCGATATATCCGCCAGGCGACAAACACCAATGCCAGGATACCCGCTACCCATATGATCAAGCCGTATGAGGGTGTTATAGTGGTATCGGTATGCCGCCCTTTATCTTTTACCTGGTTGCTTTGCTGCTGGTGATAGCCTGCTTGGGCTGTCGCTTGTTTTTGCTGATCTGTGCGCGTTAAATTGTGTTGCTCGGTTCGTATATCGGCCCGGTGTTCTATGGTGCGGTCGATGTCGGTAGTTTTGTTGCCGGTTCTGCCATCGGTAACGCTGTGCTCGTGTTCGGTGATCCTGGTAAGGCCGTTATCAGCTACCGTGGTTTTGGTACTGTCTACCGTTTTAGTTTGACTGGCTTTGTGCAAGCTGCTCGTATCGCTCGAAACTGCGGTATCGTTTTGCTGATGGCTGTAGCTGTCAACGATCTTATGTTTTACGTGGCAACCGGTAAGAATTACCAGGCAGGCCAATAACAAATACTTTTTCATTTTAAAAAGCGGCTTACGGCAGCTATCTGCCCTGTTAAACGTATTTTTCTGTACACGCCATCACCGTCGCGGCTACCGGCTACATTGGTGTTTGCTTCAATGCCGGTTACGGTTTTGGTGCCCCATATCTCCACTACCCCCACATGTGCAATGCGCCCTTTTTCGGGGAAATAAATACCGTACACATCGGCCGGCAGTGGCGTTTGGTTCGACTTCGCGCCTTTTTTATAGATCACGCCTTTGCGGAACAAATCAGGGCAATAGCCGCTACATGGGTTGGGCAGGTGGTTTTGACCGTAGCCCCAACACACATACGATGCGCAATAGGGGTTACCTTTGCCCAGGCCTACGTAGTGCAGGTAGTTTTCTACCGCCACACCGTCGTTATGCCCTGTTAATTCGTGTACGCCGATCTGCGACCGGTAAGTTTTGATTAGGTCAGCCCTTATATCACGCGGCTGAGCAAAGCCAGCGTAAACAGTAAGGCAAAATATACTGATAAGGAGATTTTTAAGCGTTGCCATGGGGTGGTATTGTGTTTAAAGTCGTTTGTAAAATGCAGTTCGAAATATTGCCGGATGGGAAGCCAGTTAACTTTCAGGGTCATCCAAACAATCACCATAAAGGAGCAAAAGCGGATGATAGCCAGTATATCTAACTGTAGTACCCCCACATCGTACGCGGCCGCTGTCGGGTCGTACAGGTGCAATAGGGTAGGGGAGTATAGAAATAACAGTATCGCCGCTATGAGTGGGATAAATTCGTTTTGCTTTTTAAGCCAGGTTAATAATTTCATTTTTTATCGGTTTGAGTTATAAGTAAGTTGCGGGGTGCCGAATACGCGGGTTTCGAGCGCGGTAACCCGGTTGCCCATTTTTCCCTGTGTATCCTGGTATTCTTTTAGCTGGCCGCTTAAATTATTGACGGCGGTGGTGAGCTGCTTAACATCGTTGCCCTGATTGATCTGCGTAATGCCGAGACCGGCGAGGAACGATAATACAGGCCACACAATGGGCAATATCGTTTGCCAAATGGTTTTAGTATTATTTCGGGCTGGTGACATACATTAGCGTTTTAAGGTATTATTTCAGGAATCGCGGGAAATTCCCATTCTATGGCCGCAACAATCTGTCCGTCGATGAACAGGTATTTACCCAAACCAACCGTTTCGTAAAAATCAGTTGGAAGAGCGCCATTGTACAACTGGCAACCCTCGATATCATAAATACTTATTAAGTTAATATTTCCGTTTTCGTCTGATCTTATATACATGATCTATAGTGCTGATTGAGTGATTACCTGTAGTTTACCAGCTATGTTATTAGGTGCTACCATGCGCATATTTGCAGCGGTTGGGTCACAGGCAATACCCCAAGATGTAACTCCCGTGATACCATTACCGAGCACATCGCCGATAATCCCCAATGTGGTATTATTGATGATTTTAATTCCCCCGTCCCGCTGAATGGCATAAAACCTGTTATTCTGAGATATAGGGTCAAACGCAATATTTGCGATTAAATAAGTACCCCAATAAACAGAAGTTAAAAGGCCGTTGGTGGCCTTATCATATACCCTGCAATAGCCGCTGCCGTCTATCAGGTAATATTGAGGTAAAACTGGGTCATGCGCCACGGCGTAGCACGTAGTAGCCGCAAACGAAGTAACGAGGGTGTTGGTACTTGTGTCTATGACGAAAGCGGTACCAGGGTTGCCATAGGTGACACCAATGGCCCTGTTATTTACCGGGTCTATGCTAAACCCATTACCGCCGCCAATACTGCCAAGGTTAGCTATAAAAGCATAAGTTGTAGGGTTATATTGATAGAGCGTTCCCGAGCCATCGGTGATGTACATCCTGTTCTTTGCAATATCAACAGCAACCGCGCTTGCATCTGAAACCCCAGTGATTGTTGCCACGGTGGTTAATGTTACACCGTCTATCACTTGTACCGTCCCGGCGGTGGCATTAGGCACGTAAATGCGATTATTAACCGGCTCCCAAAATATGCGCCTCATGCTGGTAGTGGTGGTGGTAACCGGTGTGCCTGTATAGGTGTACTTATCACCTATGCGAAAGATGTTAGAGCCATTTTTGTAAATGCTCGTTCCCTGTTTATATAGATGTGCCATTGTTTATGCTGTAGTTGACGGTGTTTTTTTCCAAAGGGATGATGTCCATTTCTCATATCGGTTATTCACGCCCCAAACGCATTGCCCAATAATTGCAGCCGGATAAGCTGTGTTTAAGTCGGCGCTTGTTTTGTCCCCGGCACTATCATCTATTGCGGTTAGGTATAAGTCGATCAGGTTACCGTTTAGTGCGCTTCGCCTCCATGCGTTTGTACCAATACAATCGTATCGGTAATTAGTATCGAATGAATATTGCCCTGTTAAGCCAGTTACGGCAGCCGTACCACTGCTAAAATCGGCGGAAGTAAGCGCGGCCGAACTAACCACCTGGTCTACCGGGTCGTATGTTTTCTGCACTCCTGCATTTGTAACCGACAGCACCTTTTCGCCAGTGGCAACGGTAGGTATAGCCGTTTGGGTTGAGTTGATAATTTGAAAGTTTGTACCATCATAAGCAAGGCAAACAATTTGTCCAGCCAGTATATCGCCCGCTGAAAGTGCAACGCTAACGTTCTTTTTAATGGCCTTCGCACCTAAAGAGTTTAGGTTTAGCGTGGCCGCACCGGTATTGGCGTTAGTGAAAGTAACATAAAACCGCTGTTTGGTGCTATATGCGGAAATTGCTGGCGAAATGGCGGCAGTGTAGGTATCAGTGCCGCTGGTTGTGGCCGACAATTTATCAAAGCCTGTTTGAATATCCTGTTCTGATGCAATGCGTGCCATAATTTATGCTGCTTCGGGTTTAGTTGGTGATATAATTAAGTTTTGGCCGTAGTCTACAAAAACCGGGGTAGGGTCTTCGCCTGCGGCAACGTCGCCTATGGTGCCGGTTTCGTAAGTAGCCGGGTCGTTAGGGTCGTAAGTAGCCGGGTCAAACAGCCAGTAAATGGCATGGTCGGTGCCGGTACCAAAATCCATATGCAGGCTATAGGTGCCGCGGTTATCGTAGCTGCGGTTACTGTGCGACGGTATATAATCTTCTAAATAATAATCCTCGTCGCCGCTTATGGTTAAGTACAGGGTTTTGCCGTACCCGTTTGATACGTAGGTGCTGGTTGGGATCACGCTACAGGTAGCGCCGCTTTCTTCGCCATTGGCATAGGCCTGGCCATCCGCGTTAAAATTCGCGTCGGCTATCGCTTCCGCTGTGTCCTGGTCTATGGTAGATGTATAATCGGCCGAGAAAGTTACGGTAGTGCCTTCCTGCCCGCCCGGGCATTCGCGGGTGAAATTGCCGGTACGGGTAGCGGTGTATACCGTTGTTTCGGTATCGCTGATCACCGGCTGCCAAAAACATTCAATATAGTAGGGCTGCGGTTCGCTTTCGCCGCTGCCGGTTGGCAGTTGCAGTTCGTCCAGCGCTTGCAGCTTCACTTCGCCGGTAGTTTCCACAATTAAAAAAACCTCGATACCTTTTACAATCATGTATTTTTTTAACTGCGCGGCCGGCCGGGCATTTTCGGGAAGTGTACCCAGCGTAATTTCGTCGCCTATGACGGTATCGGCCAAACCGAATTGCCCGTGCAGGTAAACTATCGAGCGGCTGGGGAAGGCTTGCAGGTCGGCTTTAAATTTCAGTTCAACCTGTTCGTCGAAATAGCTGGCTGTGGGGCTGTCTAAAGCTGTCCACGCGCCGAAATTGCCGCTAATGATCTGTATGGTTTCCGCGTCGCCCCCACTGCCCGGCGCTGTGCCGGTTCCGCTATCCTGTTTATCCAGTTTCCAGGTAACCAGGTCGCTATCCAGCACGTAGGTATTTTTATTGGCCTTTACATAGCACGTCATCCCTTCAACCAATAAATGAGCTGGTATCGCATTCATTTGCGATACGGTATCGCGGGTGTGGTGGCCGCCTTTTATATCAACCTGTTCGGCAACTGCATAAAGGTCGGCGCTGTCGGCGGTTTTGAGTGTAGCGCCTATAAGTGTTCCTGTGTTCTTTGACATGTTAGTTGATGGTTACCGTGTCTAAAGGTGAATTGTAGATATTATCGCTTACCCACACATCCATTACCACCGTAGCGCCCTGGGCGTTGGTGAAGTTGCTGGCACTGCGCACTTTGGTAAAGGCTGTATTAACCAGCCCGTTGATATTGAAAGCCGGGTTGCCAAAAGCCGTAGGGAAAGCGAAAATCAGGCGCTTACTGCCGCCGCCAAAATTGATCAGCGGGTCTATCAGGCGGTCGCTTCGCAATTGCTGGCCTACCAGGGCGCGTATATCAGTGTCCAGTATGGGCGATCCGCTGCCGTCTTTTGTGGTAGTGCCCCAAAATACTTTTGGTAAAAATTTTATGGTGCAGCTGGCCGTACCTGTCAGTGTGCCGTCGGTAGCGGTTATGCTGAAAGTGCCGGTACCGCTGGCTAAGTTTACCAGCTGCGTACCATTTTGGCTTTCGCCTGTAAGCACCGCTATCTCATTACCGGCAACATTAATGCCCGTAATGGCGTTGGTGTGTTTTACGGCTTCCCAGGTTAATATAAAATTAGGGCTGCCGCCAACTTCGCGGGTAGCATAGTCGGGCGCTATGGTACATGTGGGCGCTACAGCGGGGAAAAAAACAGCTTCCAAAAATTCGCCAACGGTTAAAGCGCCGGTATTCAGGCCGGGCAACTCGTTAGGGTTACGGGTAATGGGGCGTGCGCCGTTAAATGTGCTGTCGCCGCCGCTGCCACCGCCGCCATTACCGCCACGGTTGGTTTCCAGTATCCGGGTACGAATAATTTTAGTCATGGCTTACACGCTGAAATATTGAACATTTAGTAAATGGTTAAGCCCATCGCATGGGAACAGGCGGGCGCGTACCAGGTCGCGGCGGCAAGTGATCTCAAATGCCGCGCCGTGGGTAACTGCCAGGCCTTTAAATTCGGTCGGCGTTGTGCCATCCAGCCAAATACGGGCCAGCGTGGCTGTTAAATCCGCGTCGGGCGCAGCTTCCAGCATCAGGATAGCCGAATTAGCTTCGCCCGGAATATTAGGCAAGGCTGTGCCGCTATCAGCCACCATGCGGCAGGTACCATTACCAACCGCTTGTTTTTCCAGCCCCAGACGAAGCGTATTATTAATGGGGGCCGGGGTGTCGATCAGTTCCCCGCCATCTGCCGGGGGCGCTATCGCTATATCATCTATTGGCATAACTTATGAGTTAATTAGGTTGTGTATGTGTCGTGTTATGGTATCCTGTTCGCTATAAGCCAGGTTATTTTCATTTTTCTGCCGCTCCATCGCTATCATTTGCGCGTCGTACTTTTCAAGGCCGTACAGTTTAATGATCCTGGTTAACTTGGCGGCATATTGGTCTCGGTCGGCTCCTTTGTTGTAGCCTGCATTTTGCAGGGCCTGCGCCTGATCGGCCGGGGTTTTAGCGGCGAAGGCACCGGCTAAGCGGTATTTGGTTTGCTTTAATACCTGTATATGTGCGGCAATGCTGTCGGCAATGCTGTTATATACCCGCCATTCCTTACCACCCGGTACCAGCTGCGCGGTTAAGCCCTTCCAGGTTGCCGACGCCATATGACCGAATAAGTTTTTAAACCGGGTAGCCAATGGCGAGCTGCCCGACCCGCTTTCCTGAATGCCCTGGGCGATGACCACGGAAGGGAATACACCGGTATTCAGGCAATCAGCGATTACGGTAGGGGCGATGCTTTGGGCAAATTGCTGCGGTGTCATATTTCAGTGTAAGCTGCGTAAAGGATCAGGCCGATAAGGGCCGCGACCGCGATGTAAATAATTTTAGTTTTATCCATGGCCAGCACCGATTTTTTTTGCGATGCTCCAGCCGGTGTGCTGCCGCTTTGCGCGGCATGTGCGCCGTCGTACTGCTTCAGGTTGTACTGGTTAATAATGGCGATCAGCTTTGCGGCATATTGCGGATCGGTAGCGTAACCGGCTTTTTGCAGCGCCTGGGCTTCAGCTTCGGGCGTTGCGGCCGATGTTACACCGGCGGCGCGGTAGTGGCTGCCCTGCAATAGCTTTACCTGGTCAGCAAAACTATCGGCGGCACTGCTGTACACCCTGAAAGGCGACTTTTCCATCACACTACGCCCGTTCCTTACCTCGGCGCTATCCAGCCTTACCGCCCCGCCCGACCAACCGCTACCGGCTTTAACACCGAAATGGTTATTATACTTGCGGGCTAAAAGGCTTTGGCCGTTACCGCTTTCCAACGCAGCCTGGGCAATCATTACCGAAGCATGCAAGCCGGTACCGGCCACCGCTTTTTGCGCAGATGGCGCTATACTACTGATATATGCCGGGGCTGCCATTATTCGACAATTGACATTACCTTACAGCGGCATTTTATGGGGCGGGTGGTACGCCATATATACCAGGCGAATGCAATTGATATTATTAAAATCGCTAAATAGCTGCCCCGTCTTAAAAGATCGTCGATATTCATTTGCTTTTGGGTTTATAGATCTGCCACCGCTGTTTTATGCGATGCGTACCGTATCGCCGTATTTTGCGATACTTCAGTACTGCATCGCAACTTTTCGCGATGGGTGATCAATGTTTAAAATATTTGCTGTATACCCACATGATAATTACCGCGCTTACTACCAGCATAGCACCGATATCGATCAGGGTTTCCCGGCTTACGTGCACGGTTATGGTTGCTTGTTCCATTGCTCGTTTAGATTAATCCCAGGCGTTTAATGCGGCCCAAAAAGTCGCTACGGTGGCCATTATCGATATTGGCACTGCACAGGTCAGTATCAAATGGCGATGTAAAGCCGTCCAGCACCTTCCAGGCACGTACCGACTGTATAAAATCGGCGTCGCTTAATTTCAATACTTCGTCAAGCGCTTTATTGATATTGCCGGTAGTACCGTAGGTATAGCGGTATTTATAAGCATCGTGGTTAGCCAGTTGCAGGCGTTTGGCTATGGCCTGCACATTGGGGTTATAGCCAGCCAGCTTGTTATCGGGCATTTTATTAAAGATACCGGCACCAAAAATGGCAGGCAGTATGGGCTTTAAAAAGTCGGTAGTGCTTTTAGCGCGCAGCTGTTCGGTTAATTGATCGTGCAGTTGCTGCGGGTTATTCGCCTTTACCTTTTTTGGAGGTTCGGGGCGCTTTTCGTAACCCGTTGCTTTGCCGGTCGGCGCTTTCGCATCGTTGGTATTGCCGTTGCTTTTACCGCCCTGATCGGCAGGCAGATCATTGTTAGCGCCGCTACCGTCGCCATCGCCGCCCTTGCCAAAAGTGAGGCCGCTAACCCATTTGTAAAAGGCGTAAGCAAGCCCTACAATCAGGACTAATATTAATATGCTGCTCCATCCTTGTTTCATTGCTTAGCGCTTTACTAACCTGTACTTTTTCCAAACAAACACACCTACGGCGACTACTATAGCCAGGCCTAACAGGTACTTTACATTGTTGCTCATTGCTTTAATTTTTATATGAATAATTTGGGTTGATTACTTTGATTACTTAATGTTAAGCCCGTTAAGGCGAAGTATCACGCTTGTTTTAGTATGATCCTTATCAAAAGGATCGGCCGGGGTATCACGCACTACCTTTACCAGGCTGCCCGAAGCTGCATATTTGCTGTTCCAGCTTGCCGCCATTTGTTTAACCTGGTTATCATCGGCGGCCAGGATATGGCTAAACAGCCTATCGCGTATGGCAATGTGCGTAGGGTGCAACATCACCTTAAAGCCTTTTTCCTTTACCAGGTATTGGTACATCGCATCCGCGAATTGCCCCGGTGTAAGCGGTTCAACATCGGGTTGCTTTACCAAAGGCAGGGTTAGCATTTTATTTTTGTTGCTTAAGTAGATGGCCCAGGCGATATAGCCCGCTATGGCCGCTAAAATGATCTTTCCCATTACTTAAAATTTGAAGTTTAACTTTTTGTGTTTATGCAGCCAGTATACCAGCGCGGCAACCGCTACGGCTATGCCGCCCCATAACCACCAGTTGGTTTTTTTATTGGGGTTGGGTTTAGTGAGATCGGGCATTTCGGCGTAAGTGGTTTGACCATCAGGTGAAGTATACGCCCCGGTTTCAGTGTTATAGGTTGATCCATCAGCCCAACTGATATTACCGTCGCTATCGGTTACCAGGTTAGTACCGTCATCACCGGCATAGTTACCACTCGTATCATAATCGCCACCGCCGCCGCCACCAAATACCGACGGATAGCCCTGATCCTGCAAAGTCTGATCGATCTGCTGATCGCTATAGCCGCTATTTTTCATGGCAGAAATTGCCCCCAACAGACCGGCCGCAACTTCGGGGCCTAAGCCTGGTATCCATATTGCCGCCGCCGCTGCCAGGTAGGGCCAGTTTTTCGCGGTAAACTTTCCAGCGGCCACACCCACATCGCGGGCAACGTGCGCTACGCCAACGCCTGCATCACGAACGACATGGGCGGTACCTACAGCTGCATCACGTACAACATGGGCTACGCCGGTACCTATTTTGCCCCCCAGTTTAACAACCGGTTTGGCAACAAAGGCGGCGGCATGTCCTACCGCTTTGGCGGCGCTCCCAACACCTTTGCCTACCGCTTTGGCGGCATTACCAATAGCCTGGCCGATCTTCTTAAAGTTTATCCCTAAAAAATCGCTGTATTCCTGCTGTTCGCGACCATTAAGGCTTTGCAAAAAGCCGTTGTAATTGTGCAGATCGTTGGCAGTCATATTGCCGATGGTCAGGCCGGTAAAGTTGCTGCTTTCCGCTTTATGCTGTATAACAATATGCGCTATGCCATAGGTTAGTATCTTACCCTGCAAACTTTCGCTTAAGCCGGTTAGCAGGTCGGGTACTTCCGCTTTTGGCAAAGGTTGAAGCCCAAACGAGTTTAAGGCGCGTTGTACATCGCGGTTAGGGTTGTAGGCATTGAGGTTATGAATAAAACCAGTGCGCGGGAATTTGGTGGCCTGGCCTGCGGGTACGCCTACCAGCCGGATATTATCGCCCAGGCCGGGGATTTTTCCCTGCCCGACGATAACCGCGTTTATCAAATTTGTACTCATTGGTTAATTTTTTATTGGTGATCCTGCTCGTACCTGGCTATGCGCTGCATTTGCAGGTAGATGCGCCAGTTATGCTGCGGGTTTTGGTTGTTTAATAGTTTGGTCAGTACGCTAAGGCTTTCATCAGGCGGGCCGCCCATATCCAGGTATTGCTTTTCTGCCCATTCGTCGGCCTTCACCTCGTCGCCGGTTTGCGCTTTGATGTGCCCCATTTCGTGCAGCAAAACAAATTTTCGCTGCCAGGGCGTAAGCACCTTAAAATGCTTTGCGCTTACCTGTATCACGCCGGTATTGTGCTTTACACGCGCCGGGGTAGCGCCCAGGTCGGGTACTACTTCAATAGCGGTGATCCCTTGTGCCCACGCCATTAGCCGCGCTTTTTAAGTTCGTACAGGATGGCAATACCAATAAGGATAGCGATCGCGTACACAAACTTTTTATCCATCCCAAACCAGCGGTCGCTTTTCAGTTCGTCCCTGTCCCAGGCTACCACGCCATATTTGCCCGAAGGCTCGTAATACGATGGTATACGCTGGTTATAAGGTTCGGCGGGATGCTGTGTAGCGCGAATGATGTTGCTGAACACCGTGCCGGCATTTGCCAGTTTATCGGCAGTGGTTAGCTTTTCAGCTACCGCAAACCGATCGCGGTCGCCTACCAGGTTGCTATAGCCGGTAAAATCGCTGTCATCGTTACCGAAACCGCCTGCTTTTACTCTTTGTAACAGGTCGGTGAAAAAGTCCTTTTTTACCTTAGCGGCGCGACCTACGTGTAATCTCGTTGGCGGCGCGTCTATCCCATGCTTTCTAAGCAATTGAGCGACACCGTTAGGGTGCCGCTCAATTATTTGGGAGATGCCGTCGAACGCAGCCTTAATGAAACCCTTGTTTTCATCAGGCTGGCTTATGTTCCATGGCCCCACGGTCAGGTTTTAGCCGATGAAGTTTTTTGCTACCTGGCCTGCGGCAATATTGTTTACCTTATTGGTAAGTGCCGTTGCATTGTTCAGCGATGGGCCAATCACGAAAATGAAGTTAACCGTAGTGCTCGGCTGTATACCGTAGCTGATTTTGGTTTGGAAGTCTAACTGGAATGCTGACGGTACGGTGATCAACTGCCCGTTAGGGTTAGCCTCACTGGCGTACACACCCGGATTGATCAGTCGCGATTCATTTTGTTTGAAGGGGCTGTCTTTGGTGATGGTCATGATCTCATCCAACTGCACCGCGTTAGTGGTGGCAATCTTAAAGCCCAGGATCATGATCGGGGCACGCTGTACCAAAGCGTTAAAATAGGCCAGTGAGAAAGGCGTACCGGCAGCCGATAAGCCCGAGCCACCGGCAGTATCGTTAAACGCGCCTTCGGTCATCAAACCGGCAGCATTTACGATCAGACCAGGGCAAAATAACATTGTCCTTTTGTTGGTGGTATCGGCGTTGGTTACACGCAGGTTGTAAACGCTGCCTTTCGAAATCGCGTCGGCAAAGCCATCGCCGGTAAATTCTAAAAATTCGTCGTTACCGCCGAAATTATATGTAAGGCCATCGGCGGCTTGCGCCAATTCGGCCGGAGACATTAGTCCGTTTCTCATTTTACTGATTTTTTGAGTTTAAATTTTTGTTGAAGTAATTAGTGGGTAGGGGAGCGGCTTATTTAGCCAGCGGGTTTTTTAAAGCGTATTTATCCTCACCGGCTACGGTTGTTTTCTTTACCAGTGCGACATATAGCGCGCCGATTACGATGGCGGTAACTACCCCGGTAGCTACAGTGCCCCAATTGATGTATTTGTGCATTTAGTTTTTTTTGATTTATAACCAAATGTGCATGGCTTTAAAATGCTGATAACCAGTTCGGGAAGGTACGGGCGCTTTCGGGCGGCTTTAATTGTTTTCGGGCGGGTTTGGGAGTTTTCGGGGCATAAAAAAACCGGCATTTTTAGGTGCCGGTTCGTTCCCAATTAATTTATATATGATGAAAATATAAAGAACACTACGGGCGTTCAAGCCGTAGACTATTCCGCTGGTACCGCTTCGGTTTCTTCCAGCCAGTCTTCCAGGGTCATTTTATAATCTTTACCGATGGTAAATTGACCGGCCACCACATCGCTGACAGTGTTTAAGGTTGGGTTTGTACCGCCTGATAAGTTATAGTATACGCTTTTAGGGTCGTACTCTACACCAAATTCGATAGCGTGGGCTGTTGGATTTGCTTTTGCATCACCATAGCCATAGTTTTTTGATTGCTTTTTGCTTAAGCATTTCAGTTTTACTACTGTGCTCATTGTTTTGGGTTGTTAGTTAAAAAAGGGTTAATTAATGATCTTCGCCAAACTGCGAGATTGCCGGTTTCCACTCTTTAGCCGGTTGCTCCTGTGTGGTTTCCGGCTGTGTGGTTTCGCCTGCTAACCTTGCGGCTTTTGCAGACTGGGCAGCGGCGGCCGCGCCAGTAGGTTTTCGCTTTGGTTTGGGTTCGTCGGTTTTTTTAGTTTCGGTGCTCATGATCTTGCTGTTCAGTATCCCTGTCCCCGGTTTAAATAGCTTCGGTTACGGTTATGATGTACTTTTTACCCGGCGCAAATTTTATCTCCGGGTTCGCATCTAAACTAAGGGTTAATGTTGCTGCAGGTTCTTCGTCAATATCATCACGAAAGCGGCGGCGGTTACAGTTACAGGCTGGCGCACTTTCTAATGTAACATGAGTGCTTTTGGTAGTTTGGCTTATATGTTGCCCTATTACGTTAAAAATCATAATACAAACGTTCAGTATCCCTGTCCCCGGTTTATGGTTTATTCAGGCCTGCCCAGGTAATGGATAATTATTTCCAGTTGGGCGGGGGTATAGCAACGGCCGGTATAAGGCCCTATGCGCTCTTTTGCTTCTTCGGGTATCAATGCATCGTACCAGCCGTCAAACAGCTTTACACCCACGCGATACCATGCCGCTAACTGCTTTTTATTCATGGGGCCGGGTATAGGTTGTATGTTATCGGCGGCATTGCTCATTCAGTTATATATAAGTTGCTACATATTCGCTATGGTAGTCATCTTTATGCGCGTTTACACGCTTTACGGCCGCTAATACGCCCTCGTAGTTGGGCACCAGGTCGCGGTTACGCCTGCTTTCAAAGGTTTCGAGGGTTTTAAGCACCAGTATACCGCTAACCATTGTCCAAAAGAAAGGCGGCACACTGCGGAAACTGTGAAAGGTGAAGATCAGATCGCAACCATGCATACGGTGGTCGACCAAAAAAGACTTTATTTCGGGCGGCGGGATGGCAGGGATATACTTGGTGCAATCTTCAAAAATTACCAGACCGTTGCGGAAATGCTTTGAAACCAGGTTAAGCGTGTCCTTTGTGGGCGTGCCGTATATTTTGGCCTTACCTGGCTTTGTCCATCGCGGTATATCGTTTACCGCAATTTCGTGGATCGCACTATAAGCCGGTGATCCGTTAACATCAATTATCAGCACCTTTTTATTAGCGTCGTAACTTTTAGCTACATCGGCAAGTTTGGTACTTTTGCCCGTGTGTTTACGCCCGGCAACCAACAGGGCCATGTGTTCGCGGGTACCGCTCATTCCCTTACCCCTTTCGAGCGCTTGAAAACCGATAAAAAACCGTCCACACTTGATTTTACCATTGATGCTATATCGTGGCCGATATTGTTTACATCCTTGGTAATGGACTTAAACATGCCATACATTAATATGGTGCTGCCTATTTGCGATACAGCCAATAGGCACAGGGCGGCAAATATGAATAAGTGATCCATCACGCAATTACAGGTTTAGTTTCCCCGGCGTAATCTTCGTAAACACGGCGGTTACGCAGCCTGGTAACCCCGTAACCGATCAGGCAGCCTACTACCAGGCCGACCGAAAACACGATGATAACTTGCCGGGTCATAAGCTGTTGTTAAAGATTTTGGTACCCCTTTCGGCTAATACCGATGTAACCGAAGCCATAAGCGCCTGAAATGGCGTTACCTGCACATTCATCGTACGGGCGTAAATGATCCCGGCATCCTGTAACCGCCTTTTCTCATCATCCTGCAAAGGCAGTTCTTTAATAAGGTTGGCTACCTTTCTTAATTTAGCCATGGCCTTTTGTTCGCGGCTGTTAACCTCGTAAACAGTGCTGCCACTGGTATCTACATCGCCGAAAAGTTCCTTTTCATTATCATTTAGGATAAAAAACTTACTGGCCCAAGTAAACCCGCATGTTTGCGCCCAATCAAACAGGTTTACGGCGATAATTGCCAGGTCATCGGGCGAAAGCGTAACCGGCTCATCGGACGGTGGTTCCTGGTAACCCTGCTGATATTGCGCACCGGGTACAGCTGTCATCGCAGGATTATGCGGTGCTGCAGCCGGTTGCGGTTGGGGCGCTGGCTCCGCTTCGATGAAATCGGGCCTTTCGGGGGTTACATCAACCGCCACGTCATCAATAACCGGCTGCGGGATAAAAGCTTCGGTATTGGTACTCAATACGTCCGACAGGCTTAATGTAGCGCCTGGCTGTGGGTTAGGCTGTGATCTGCTTTTGCTCATGGCTTACAGTGTATTTTTCAACTACCGGCACGATAGCGCCGATAGTTGCCATTAAATTTTTATCGGTAGTGATCTTCATTACCGCGCTTACAATGTTACCACCGTTGATTACGGCCGTAAACTTGCTGAATAGGGCAACCAGCTGTATCAAATCATCGGTACGCTCTTTTAACAGGGCTTTAGCCTGCGTATTTTGCTCGATCAGGGTAGCCAGTTCGTCGGCATCTACCTGGATCAGGTTAGGCATTTTGGCTACCGGGCCTTCAGGCTTTAATTCCGGCTCGTTTTTGGTGTTTTCGTCCATTACGTTTAATTTTTTGTGGTTTAACTATCTTTTGTACCGGCTGACAATCCGCGCAGCCTGGGCATGGCTTACCGCCGGGGAACACACCCCAGCCGCTGCAAAGTGCTTTCTTTACGGCCATTACTTTGTTTTAATACCGGTAAGCATTCGGGCGATAACATCGTTTTCCAGCCTTTCATAAACCAGTAAGGCAAAACCGGCTATATCGCAGTTATTGGCGGCCAGTATGCCGCTGATCCGTGCTTTTTGAGCAACGGTACATCGGGCGGTAACCTGTTCGCTTTTGCGCTCATCATCGCTTTTAGGTGTAAACTGCGGTTTCGGCTTAACTACAGGAGCGGCAACCGGGGCCGATGGGTTGGGTGTATCCTCCACTGGTGGTACACCGCTTCCCGGTTGCTCAACTTCCTGCACATGATCCGGGGCCGGTATATTTTCTGCGCTGCCGGTCATGCTTTTTTGCGTTTAGCCATATCTGCAATCCTGTTTTCGAGGTTAGGCATTGACAAATATGGAAGCCCCTCTTTACTTCTTAGCTTGTTCATACGAACATATAGGCGAAAGGCTTTTTTATAATTTACATTTTTCGCGGCAAGCGCGTTATTCATCATTTTTTGAACATCAATTGCTTTCATGCTTTTTTGCGTTTAGCCCTCATTTTCGCCTGTTTGCGGCAATGATGGCGGTTAGTATGTTTGGCGCGGCAGCTTTTGCCGTACCATATGGGTGAACTAAAATCGGGCGGTATATAGCCCATCGGTATAAATGGGCGATAGTTAAGTGTGCGGCTAACAGTGCGCTGTCCGTAGTTTTCGGCAGTACGGCCGGTTGTTTGACTCTGGCTACAGGCGCGGGCCTGTGAATGGCCGGTGGCGGTGGTGGTAATGCTGGGGGCATATCAATAGTTTAAATTAATTAGCACAGAATAAAATTTTGCTGTGAAAACCGTGTTTTCAGCGATTAATTAAGGTTTTATAAAGGTAGCGGCGGGGATGCAGATAGTTTAGAAGCGCCATTCCGAAATATAATTCGGTGGTGCTATTCTGAATGAAAAAAAGCGGGTAATACTGATGCGCGAAAAATGCCCGATTTTTGCAAAAATGTATAAAATTCAGAGAGTAGATTTATTTTGTTACAACTGTTACACTGTTACAAGTAGTGTTACTTATCTGATTATCAATAAAATATACTGTAACAAAGCCGTAACAACCTGTAACAAAATTGTAACAGCCTGTAACAAAATTTTTTGCCTTGTTACATTTTTGTTACGGACTTTAAATTTTTGATTTTCAGTTTTTTACCTATTACTTTTTGTTATCTGTAACAGTTGTAACAATATTTTTAATACTTTAAAAAAATAATAATACTTACTGCAAAATTTTATTTGGCGGTTTCCTAAAATTCGGCCAAAATTTTTTGATACCTACCCCTCCCCTCGTCAAAAGGGAAAGGCGGCATTTCGGGTCGGGAACCCGACCGGGAATAAAAGGCATTCGCTACGCTCATGGGTGTGCCTGGCTCGCTATCGCTCGCGCAGGCGGTAAAAGGCGGCGCTATCGCGCCAGTGTGCGCCTGTAGCAACGATCTAAGTTAGCGGCCGGTGCTGGGCACCGCCACGCTAACAGATCGCCGCTACGGGCGCGGAATTGGGGCTGTTTGGCGGTAATAAAAAACCTGTTAATAACAGGCTTCCTTAAATTGAGTGAGGGGGATAATTTTATCGCTGTTTTTCAGCACTACATAATGCTCAAATTGAAGGCTGTCCGGTATTTCTGTCCATCCGCTGCATATTTGCGTCGCTTTCGCAATCGCCTGGTTAACATCGCCCATAAATTGCACGCCTATCATTAAGGATTTTACGCTGTGGCCTTCATAAACCATGTTTACGGCTGTTTGGGTTTCTTCGCTAAGTGTTTGAATAGCTTGTTTTAATGTCATGTTAATTTGATTTAGGTAGCTAAGATAAATAAAATGTAAGTACCTGTCAATTAGTACTTTATATCTAATATTTTATACTAATTAAACATGCATTATCGAAGGAAAATGCGAGTGTGGCCACATGACAAGTCCTGTATCGCGTAAATGTGCGATACGGCCGGCATTATCGCAGAAAATTGCGGTGGCTGCCGGCATCGCAAAAATATGCGGTGCCGGCAGCCACCGCAAAAAAATGCGATACGGACCGCATCGCAAAAATATAAGGGGATACCAGGTGTTTGATCACGTATCGCTTATTGTTGCGATGCGATATCGGCGGCTTGCTGCTGTAGTTCGGTAAGGATGCGGTTACGTAGATCGGGTTCAAGCCGGTTAATTTTAGCCAGCATGTTTTTTACAATTCGGGTTTTACGCTCACGGCTGCGGAAGTTTTCGCCAATGAAATTATAATCGTGCAGCTTGCCGGTTAGCGGGTAGTTGTAATAAAGCCGCTCACGGGCTTTGCCTTTGCGGGTTTGGCTATCGTAGTCGGTGGTATTCCAGCCGGTAAGCATACGGTCGTACAGGGCGCAGGGGTAATGCGCAAAGATGATACGGGCATGTTTAAGGGCCAGGGCGGCTTCTATCAGCGCGATATGCTGCGCTTCGGACATTTCAAAGCGGTATACATCGCGCTGGCTGCGCCTGGTTGATTTTAAATACGGGGGATCGATGTAAATTACGGTAGCTGGAGTATCGTATTTTTCTGCGATAACAGATCTCAACAAGTCTACCGCATCCATATTGTACAGCCGGTAACACCCGGCCTGCGGGTGCGCAGCTACCCAGGGCTGCCAGGCGGCTATTACCTGCGGGTCAATATCGTTTAGGATGGTAAGCTGTGCCGGGTGTATGTTGGCAATCATGCCGTCATTGCCCAGGCACAGCGATATAAGCACATCGCAGGGCGGTATATGGTTGATTTGGGTTTGCATGGTACCCGGCCCATTTTTACCGCCGAAATAGGTTTTATAGGGGGCTGGCATGGTTAAAAATTAGTGCAGGAGCATGAATAAGCTGGGGCTAACTTTTCAAGGTTAACCTCATCGAATAGTGTTTTTTGACTTTGGGCAATTTGTAAAAGTTGGCGGTAGGTGATATCGGAAAAATATGATACCTGTTTGCCGGTTCGGGCGCTCATTTCATCTTCATCAGCGATCCATGGTTCTGCAAGTTCGGGGAATAATTGCAGGATACGGATTATAGTAGCTTTACCCTTTAAAAAACACAGATCGCAATTACCTAAGATGCTGGGAATTTCCAAAGTATAGGGTTTCAGCAACCAATATTGATCTACCATTGGTTTTGTAACCCCCTGCTCATTCAAAATAAAGCGGGTAGAAACTTTTTTATATTGACTTTTTAAACCGATTATTCTATCCTGTTCATCGGCCCTAAAACCTATAAACTGTTCAAAGCGCTGGATACCTATTGAACGCAGATACCGCTTAGTCATCAGTATTTTTAGCTCCACCGTACAAATGCGCTTTACACGGTTAGGTAAATAAACTTTTTTACGGTTTAGTGCGGTCATCCCTGTTAAGCCAGGTGATTTTTTATGCGTGTAGGTAACCCGGTGAACTTTTATACCCTCGTAACGCTCGAAATCATCAATAAACTTGTAGGTTTTTTTATGCTCCCTGCCGGTGTCGGTAAAAAGCACTATGTCATCCGGCGTCGGTTTTAATAAGATTGTCATTAAGGCGCTGATTTTACCACCGCTAAAATTTATCACTCGTTGCATTATTAAAATAATTTGTATTGGTTAAGCCGATGGTTACGTCTGTATTTTCGGTTAGCGATGTGGCTTTCCAGTTGGGTGGGTATTGTTTGTAATCGCAGGGCATGGGGTAATACTTACTTTACTTTTTCGTACCATGGGTTGGCGGCTATCCACTTATCGGCATCGGAGCTGCTGAACCGCAGCGTATTGCGGTAGCCCAGCTTTGCCCAATGCCCTTGAAAAAAACCGACAATAAAGCGGCCATCGCTAATTTTTCTTAGCCGGAAAGTTTTCTGCTGCTTTGCCATGGTTTAAGGGTTAAAAAAATTCTCCGAAATCGGGTTCAAAGGGTTCATTATTGTTGCTATCAAAAAGTGATAGTTCTCCTGAGCGTGTTTTTTTCCTCGCTGCCCAAAAGGCTGTCATGTCGCTGGGCTGCGGTTCTCCTTTTATAAATTCCGCGTACTTTTCAATAGCGGCCGCCGGTGTAACACCCGCATTATACAAGCCCACTATAAAGGCTCCATCTGCCAGGTTAATAATGATCTCCCGGTCATACCCGGCCAACGTTAACGCGTGTACCCAGGCCATAAATTCGGGGGTTACTTCAATTGTATTTTCCATGCTTATTAAAGGTTAATTGTTATCAGGGTTAAAGGGATCGTTAAAAGCGTCTTTAGGTAGTTCGCTATCGGTGGCTTTCATGGCTATGAGTTTCGGGTAATCGAAAATTGCATCTTCCCCCTCGCATAGCGTACGCAATTCGGCATCGCTATAAAAATCGGTGATGAAAAAGCGGTATACGCGCCCTAACTTTTGTTCCAAATCGGGTAACAGGTTATTGCGACCGGCCGGATCAGTGGGGAAATAATAGCGCATTAGCTTTGCTTCCTGGTGAAACTTATCGAACATCTGCTTTTTTACATCGGCCTGGCGAAACTTGACGGCTGCGTTGCGGTTATTCAGCAGTTCTACCAGTTCGCCAATAGTATAATGCAGCGTGTGGTACTGGTATTTTACAAAGCTTTCCTGCAAAATGGTTTCCAGTTCGCTATACAGCCACCCGCGGCTTGCTTTCTTCACGCGTTGCCCGGCTTCGGTATCTATCAGGTCATTGGAAAACCAGCTGCGGGTTCTTTTTGGGTGCAAGGCTTCGCGGGTTGACAGGTAGTAAAGAAAGTGCGGTAATTCGGCTTTCATTTTGTCTAACAGGTCGGGGTCTTCTTCGGTCAGCACCGGCACCTTGTTCACCCAAAAGCGTACTTCTTCGTCATCAATACCGGCGAAATTGTCCTCGTCGTTACTGGTTAAAATAAACTTGCCAAAAAAAGGTATTTCCTGCCTGCCTACGTGCATCATACGCAGGTTGATGGTATGTGCAGTGCTGTAGCTTTTCAGCTTTTCCAGCGTGGCCTTTTTTTCGATAAAGCCTTCATCTATCAGGATGGCCGCTTTGGGTACCCAGTCGCTATTAAACTGGTCTTTCAAATCTTCGCTGCTGATAAAGGCGGCGTTTTCTTGCAGCATTTCTTTCACCAGGAACAAAAAGGTTGATTTACCCGTACCACGTTTGCGGTTCACCAGCGCCGGGATGGGCAAACGTTGTGTGGGAATGCGGTAAAGGATATTGAGGTAATCGAGGGCCAGGTCGTAATTAGTATGCCCGCTGGATAGCACGGCTTCGCCAAAGGCATGTTTAAGGTAGGCTTTTATGGTAGGCCAGGCACCCTCTGAAAGCTGGTGGGTTAGCTTAAAATACATATTATAGCACGATCCTATTACCTGTTCGTAACCGTCATCGTTACAGGGGACGTTACAATATTCATCGTACCGGGGGATCATCTGAAAAAAGCCGGGTACCCCGTTCTTTTCGTAATCGCGCGATAGTTCGCCCGATGTCCAGCCCTTTAGCTTGCGGCGCATGATCTTTTTAGCGTCGGGTACGTAGATCACTTTCACATAATCGGTACCGATGCGCATAAAGCTATCCGCGTCCTGGTGGCGTACCAACTCAAGGCCGTTGGTTGGTTTGTTCTGATAGCGGCCTTTGTAGAAGGTAAATTGCCGGTCATCGATAATATGATCGTACCGGTTGTAAAATGATTGCGGTACGCGCTTATGAAAGTCAAGAAAGAATAAGGCTTTAATTTTATCGGGGCCTAATTCGCGTATCTTGTGGCCGACAAATAGCCTGCCTGGCTTTCGTGCCGCCAGTGTCAACAGGTCGGTTACCAATTCGGGTAAGCGTTCCGGGGTTTGGTTTCGTATTGAAAAGATCAGATCATCCAGCCCCTTATTATCAGGCATATTGTCCTGACTTAGGTGCATAAAGTAAATATCCTTTACATGGTCTAAAGCCAACTCTTTAAAGCGGCGTACAGCGGTAAAGAAATCAAAAAGGCGCTTGCTTAAATCTTTGTTTGGCTCTAAATCCGCGTCCCATTCCAGGTGGTGCACATCGGCATCCATCAATAACACCAGGTGTTCTACCTGGCAGGTATTGAGTATAGCTACAATGTCTTCATGCAAGCGCTTATCGGCGCTGGCAAACATTTGTATACCGGCAATGCCTACCATATCAATATCCAGCGCGGCCCCGGCAAATGCTTTAAATTCGCCTTCTACCACATACAGGGTTTTGATCTTTTCTTTATCGGCAAACTTTTTAAGGATCAGCGGCGGGTGAAAGATGTGTACCCCGCTGCCTTTTTCGCTCAGGTATTTAATAGCCCGACCAAAACCGTCGCGCTGTGTATGATCGGGGTGTATACGCAGGCGGGTAAATGGTTTTTCGGTATCGGTAATGTATTCCAGGCCGCCGTAAAGACAGGGGTAATTAATCACAATGTCGCCGCGCTCGGTTTCTGAAAAAATAGGTTGGGCGGCATATACGCCGGGGTATTCCAGGTTCTCGTAAGTGATTACATGGTCGGCCGTATTGGTAATGCCCAGGTGGTGCATACGCTGTTTGAAATAGGTATCCAACTGCGTAGCGTCGATAGCTTCGGTTTTTTTATGCTGCTTTTTAGCCATTTATCAATTCGGTAGGTTGGCAGTTTAAAAATGATGCGGCTTTTAACAGGTGGTCGGCCGAAATACTGTGTTTCGATCCGGCGGGCACCGCGTCCCAATTATCCAGGGTGCGGATATCGATATGCAGTTCGATGCAGAATTTATAGCGGTTGCTTTTGGGGTTTCCGGGCATAGCGGATATAAGCCGCCCGATGTTGTACTTTGGGTTTGCACACATAGTTAGTTTTGGTTTTAATTAAGCGTATTGGTTTTATGCGATAGGCGAGGGGCTAATAATAGGCTTTTATGCGTCCGGCGTTGTCCTGTTCGCCTTTTACTACCTTGGGTTTATAAGAAAGTCGCCAAATGTTGTCAGGCAATTTGTCTTGACGTATATAGCCATTTGTGGCCCAACCCTTAACGGTATTGTACTTCAAAACAGATACAAAAAAGGTGTAGGATTTTAAGTCGCTTTCTTTGATAATCACATCGCAAATCCATGATTTACCCTTCATTTTTTTAATTAATTGCAGTATCTGTTCTTTATCAGATTGCGGCAATTCGTCATACTTTTTACAGGTTTCCATTTTCTCGGTTAGGTTAGTGGATTAAAAGGTTAAGCGGGTTGCTGGTTATGCTCGAAAATTTCGTGTGCGGATGGGTGTCGGCTCATTCCTTCGCTTTCGGGGAACAGGCAGGCCTGCGGGTCGGTCTTTTTAAGAAGTGTAGGGATACAATAGGGTACCCGCGTATCGGGCATACGGATGGTGATCAGGCTAAAATCCTGTGTATCGTAATCGTATCGGCAACCTGCATATACCTTTTTCATCATTTCGATGGCGGTCTGCCTGTCGTAACCGGTATCTATCTGCGCCATTGTTTCATTAAGCTGGTAGAGCTTAAAATGTACGATGGTTCGGATAATGCCCTCGCCAATAACCTCGCCATCTAAACAGATATCGAAAATGCGACCAACGATAAATTTTTCATCATTCCTGGGGCGTATGGTGGTGTGCGCAATGCACATCAGCTTGTTATTCCAATTGTGGCTGTAGTTGATACGGGGTGTTTTGGTACTCATAGCGGTTAGGGTTAAAAGATCATGTCGGAAAAAAGCAGGGACGTGCTGAATTGCGCGTTAAACACCTGGCTGCTTACGTGTATACCTTCGTTGCTTATGGCTTCGACAATGCAATACATTCGGCCTTCGAAGGCGATATAAGCCACTTCGAATACTTCGCGGTATTCAAAAGCCTTTACATGCTTTAGCGGGGCGGTGCTGAACTTGCAACCGGCTAAAAATCGGTCGCGGTTGTTTATGGTGGTAGTGGTTTCAGGCATGGCTTAGATAAAGTTTAGGTCTGAAAAATTATAAGTACGATTGATCGATACATCGATAAAAAAGCCCCAAACACTGAATGTTTCATCGGTTATGTTACGGATGCTGCAATAGTAATTTCTATCGTTATCTGATATACATGCAGCATCCGGCGTGTATTGGTCATAATAAAGTGTTTCACTACTATTGATGCGAAATTTCTCACCGGCTAAAAAGCGGTCGCGGGTGGTTGGGGTGGTAGTGGTTTGGCTCATAGATTGAAGTTCATTTCAGAATAAAAAACTGTTCCATGCTGCCCGTTTTCGTAATAATAGATCATCCTATCATCGTATGAGGTCAGCGCTGCCACTGGGATGCCATCCCGGTGTATTAGCTTAATGGGTTCGGTTAGCTGTAATTTGTAATAGTGCCAACCCAATCCTTTGATAAGGAACTTTTCTCCCGCTAAAAAGCGGTCGCGATTGGTCGGGGTGGTAGTGGTTTCGTTCATCGTTCAAGTTCTTTAGGGATAGCGGCGGTTAATATTTCGTATACCATTTTGATAAGCACCCCATACACCGCCAAAAAGCACACTACTACAGTAAAGTGCCCGTATCCGGTAAACAGATCGGCCAGGGCTTCGCTAAAGGCGGCCAGTATGGCAAACATGACGGCTATGATAAAGTACTTCATGCTGTTACCGCCTTTCCCATGTATTCGCTTTCGGGATAGAAAAATTTCCAGGTACGGAAAGCCAGGATCAGGGTTACCATGTAGGTATCGGTCAGCTTCGCAATCTCAATTTTGATGCTGCCGCCATCTTCGTAGTAGGTGCCTGGCTGGTAGCCGCCGATGGTAATCAGGAGATCAGCGCGTAACTGTTCGCGCGAGTAATCGGGAGGTAGGGTTATCATTGGTTTGGTTGTTTAACAGGTTCATCGAAATAGTAGGTTTCCAGTTCGTTTAAAATAGCCCGGTAATCTTCGCGCAGCTTTGCCACCGCTACGGGGTCGATGGTATCCGGGATCAGCTTTTCCAACTCATATTTTTTGGCTAAGAGTTCGTTGCGGCGGGCGGTGGTAGGGGTGGCTTTCATGGCTTATCCTTTTGCAAGGCCAAAAGCGGCCGGTGAAAGGTCGGGTTCGTTATCTTCGGTCGCCATCCTGGTTATGTAATTTGGGTCGGTCTGAATTAAAAAAGTCATCATTGAACTGGCTTTAAATTTCGATTTCGGATCGGCCGCATTAAAGCGCAGGGTTACCTCATGGTATTCGACGCCTGTGCCTTTTTCGATAATTTTGTTTTCAGTAACCTCTGTTTTAAATTTTTCCTTTTTCATGATTTTATGTTATGGGTTAAAGTTGAATTTTGGAAACCATCCGGGATTTCGTTTTTGTATAGCCGCTATGCGACCTGCGTAGTCGCGGCAGGCTTTTTTATACTGCTTAACAGCCATCTTAAGGGCAAATTGCTGTTGCCGGGTTAACTGCTCTTTAGTTGGCGGCCCGGTATTATTGAGCCGGGAATATGCTATATGCATAATCCACTACGCCGCCGTTTCCTGCTTTATCAGTTCATCCAGTGTAGGGGTGGTTACCTGATAATTGCGCAGGCTGCCGGGTTCGATGCCGAAAAATTTTTCCAACAGAGCTACCTTTTCAGCCGGTATATCGCCGGTATCCCCTATTTCGAGGTTGCAGTATATGCGGAAGGTGTTGTATTGAACATTCAGCAGACCCGGCAAAGCGGCGATTGCTTTTTTTCGCTTGACCATGGGCAGGAGGTCTAACTGTTCATCTATTGCGTACTTTTTTGACATTACTAAATATTTGTGTGGTGTGACTAAACTTTTTTATGCTTTTACGCTCAAACTGCCAAAATTTTCAACCTATGATAAAACACTTAACTCCAACCTTAAAGAGGGTGCTTTGCGCTGTCCCTTTATCTCCACTTTTTTGCAGTCCGTTCACGATTTTTTGTATATGTTTAACGAATTATCGTGATGCAATTCTAAATAATCGAATTGTTAATTCAAAATAATTGAATTCAAAAAATCAAATAAATAGAATTATAATTTATAATTATCTGATTTTCAGATGAAAAAAATTGACCTAAAAAATCTAATTGATGAAGAGTTAGCCCGTCAGGGTAAAACTTTTAAGTGGCTGGTGAATGAATTGGATATGTCTTTTGACGGATTAAAGGCCGGGCTGGCTGGTGAAAGCATAAAATTGCGAGACTTAAAAAAACTGATTAGCGTCCTAAATATGCCAATACATGCCTTTTTTGAGGAAGGTTCGACCTTTCAATCAATTGTAGGGGACAGAAATAACCAGGCTAATCATTCGGTGCTCAATGAGCCTGTGGTAAAGTATCAGGTTGAAAATTTGCAGCAAAAAGTAGAGATGCTGGAAAAACAAGTTAAAGACAAAGAAGAAATTATACAACTGCTGCGAATGCAAAAACAATAATTAACTATTGCTTACTTAAACCTTAATTTCATGATTAAAAAAACTTACTTATTACTATGGCTATTGCCATTGGTCGGCTGCGTTAAAACGACTAATAACAACGGCACGACTACTTCTGACACGGTTATTGAATACAGCTTTACGCCTACAACGACCGATCTTAATTACAGTGTGATTTACACTAATGAGAGCGGCGCACCAGTATCATTAACCGTACAGGCGGGACAGCCTTTTAATAAAACCGTTAGTTCAAGCGCTGCCAAAGGGCTTAAAACCGTAGAATTTTGGATACAGTACGGCGATGCTATAAAATCGCTAACTGGAAGGGTTAGCTACAAAAGAAGTCCATCGATGAATACATCTGAAACTATCACATTAACGCCATCCCAACCCAGTTATACGTTCAGAGACCCTGTTTTTAAATAATACGAGCCATGGCAGACAAATTACCCATTGAAGAATTTGAAAAGGAGATTGCCACGGCCGGTAATGACCTTTACCTCACAAACTACCGGCTGCGCTACTACAGGCATGGTGTGTATTATTCGATAAGGCTTTCGGAAATTAGCTATGTAGAGTATGAGCGCCGCCACATACCGCGCATTTTAACCGTTACCCTGTACATAGCCGCATTTGCAATCGCTGTTAACCTGTTACAGTACTATACACAAGCCCAGCCTATCAACCTGGCTATACCCATTGCTGTAGTTATAATCGGGTACCTGATCTATCAGTTTTGGACGGTGAAGACAATTAAGTTTTCATCCAGCGGTGGCGGGATCACTGTTAATGCCAATAGCTTAACCGACCCGCAAATTGACCGTTTTATTGAGCTTACCGAGAATGCGATATTTGAGTATACCACCCGTAAACCGATATACAGGATACAATAAAAAAACCGCTAATTACGGTGTAAAAAGCGGTGTAAAATAATATAGAAAATGGCAAAAAATATTAGTTTTGCAGCCGATAAGACGGTAGGAGTGAACGCAGGGGACAATTCGAGTCTCTCTTCGGGCACATCCAAAACCCTCAAATCAGCAGATTTTGAGGGTTTTTTAATGAATAATAAAAAATCAGTTTAAACTGACAGGTATAGACAAGCCCGGGTGGCGAAATTGGTAGACGCACCATCTTGAGGGGGTGGCATTCGTAAGGATGTACGAGTTCGAATCTCGTTCCGGGCACTTCAGAAATCAAATTAAAAAGTTCCTTACGGAACTTTTGATGTTTTAGGGCAAACGTTTAAGCTGCGTTTTTATATTGGTGTTGATAATACCATTCTAACAGGTAAACACTATCGCGCCAGTTCAACTGGCCATCGGCCGCTACCTGGGCAACCAAGATGGATAAATTATGCAGGAACGCGCCTTGAATATTACCATCCATGTTTTGTAAAACCTTTACTGCGCATGCGGTAATCTCTGCCGGATCTGTTAAGCCGGCGCATTCATCAGCCAACTTCAATTCGGTTAGTATAACAGGCAGTTGCTTGCGTAGTATTTCTTTTATTTTGTCGTCAATATCGCCCGGAATTAATACTGTTAAAATGTCGGCCACCGGCGAATCCGTAAATTTTTTTACATTTTCGGTTACCAATACGCCAATATGTATGGCCGTTTTCAGATCGGCGGGTATCTTGTCGAATAGAGACTTAATACCTGCCCAAATTTTTGCTAAAAATGTTTTTAAGCTCATGTTAATTATTGTGTTTTTTTAATTGTTCAACTTCGGTTTGTAGCAAGGCAACCTGGCCTTCCAGTACTTTCAGGCGGATTTCGTTTACCCGTGTTTGCGCTTCCTGTTGTGTTTTAACATCGTTGATGTCGCTTTTTAACTGGAAGTAAGTGGTCATTACCGATGCGACGATACTGGCTGTGCTCATGATCGTTACCACCAGGTTTTTTAGCGTGATGCCTTTTAGTTGCTGATGTTCTATACTGGTCATGGTTTTAAGAATAAGGTGCGCTCAGCGGCACGGCGTTTAACTAATGTATCGCACACTATTTTTTGACCGGTATGCGGATCGGTTATTTTATTCCATTCTGTCAGTTGATCTGCCGCGCCCTGGTAATCTTTTGCGTTTAGCTTTTCGAACAAGGTTTTGCCCGACGCGGTGCCGGTATTGTAGGTAAAGGAAACCAATGCATCGAATTGATTTTGCGTTAAAGGCACTTTAACCTTATGATTAACCGCATCGGTGTATGCCCCTAATGTGTTGCGCAGCAGGGCATCTGCCTGTTGCTCGTTAGCCAGTTTATCGGCCGGCTTTACAGCTTTACCATCATGATAACGGGTTGAACCGTAGCCGATGGTCCAAAAGCCTGCCGCATCGCGGTAGGCAGAGAGGCGTAAGCCTTCAAAATTTTTAATAATGGCTTCGCCATGATCGCTTAGTTGCATCATATTGTATTGGGGATTAAAAGCGTAAGAGATTTGATATAATTGATTGATTAAAACATGAAAGATGGTAGCGAGACTAAGGCCATCCTTTATATTCTTGATTGAGTTACGACTTGTAACTTGCCTAACAAATTATTGCAAGCCACAAATAAGTTATTAGCAGGATTGGGATCATAAGCTATACCATAGCTTGTGTTATATGTTATACCAATGCCATCTATTGTGCCAATCACGCCAAGTGTTGTATTATTTATTATATAAATACCGCCATCCCTTTGAATAGCTAAAAATCTATTATTTTGTGTAATGGGATCAAAAGCAATACTTGTAATTAAAAAACTGTTCCATATAGTGGTGCTTATTAGTGTATGAGTTATACTATTATAAGTAAAACAACGGCCGTCACTTCCTCCTACTATGTAATATTGCGGTAATATGGGATCATGGGCAATACAATAACCAGTATCAACTTGGAATGAACCTGTTATAGTGTCCGTTATTGTATTTATTATAAATGCTTTCCCATTAGTTCCACTGCCATATTTTAGCGCTATAGCTGTATTGTGAGACGCAACGGGATCAATACTAATCCCATTACCTCCCCCAATATTTATGGGGGTGTTCAACAAAACATATGTATTTGCATTGTAATTGTACAGCAGCCCATTGCCATCTAATACGTACATTTTTCCATTGGAAACAGATACAGCTGTCGCATTTGGAATGCCAGTGATTGTTGTTATCGTAGCAAATGTTGATCCGTTGATTACCTGAACAGTGCCATTTGTTGCATTGGGTACGTATATTCTATTTGTAGCTGAATCCCAACAAATGCGCTGTGCGTTAGTGCTGGTTGTTGTTTGTGGAGCACCAGTATAAACATATTTGTCCCCAATTGTAAATACATTACCGCCAACTTTGTAAAGTATGTTACCTTGTTTATATAAATGTGCCATACTTTATGCGTCTATTGATGCGGTTTTTTTCCAAATTGTAGAACTGTACTTTTCATAATAGAATTGTATACCGTAAACTTTTTGTCCTATTGATGCCGAAGGATAGGCTGCATTTAATTCAGTACTTGTTTTTGCTCCTGCGGAGTCATCTATGGGGGAAAGATAAAGGTCAATGGAGTTGCTACTAAATACACTGCGTTTCCATGAGTTAACACCTACACAATCATATCTATAATTTGCATCAAATGCATATTGACCAGTAAATCCTGTGTATGATATTGCCCCACTAGTCCAATCAGCAGATGTTAAAGCAGATGAGCTTATGATCTGATCTACCGCATCATAATTCTTTTGTACACCGGTAGATGTTATTGATAATAATTTTTCCCCACTTGATACAGTAGGAATTGCTGCAGGAAATGAGTTGATGATTTGAAAATTTGTGCCATCGTAGGCAAGACAAAGGATTTGCCCAGCCAATATATCGCCAGTACTTAATGTCACGCTTACGTTTTTCTTGATCGCTTTAGCACCTAAAGAATTTAGATTTAATGTTGCAGCACCGGTATTGGCATTTGTGAAAAGAATATAAAAACGCTGTGTGCTGTTGTAAGCCGTTATTGCAGGAAATATTGTTGCAGTATAAGTATTTGTGCCGCTTGCCGTAGCCGAGACTTTAGCACCTGATTGTGTTAAATATTTAGAATCCTCCAGCCCTGCAGCTGTAACAAACTTAGCATCGTCGGTACCGGTATTCAGTTCTGCGCCCGATGATTTTACAATACCAATTGGTGGATCCACCCATTGTGTATTGAAGTCCGTGCTGTTTACTTTGCTGAGTACCTGCCCAACCGTGCCACCAGTAGCAACACCTGGTCCGGTGTTGCCGGTATCGCCCTTGGCGCCGGTCGGCCCGGCATCCCCGGTGTCTCCTTTGGGACCTGTTGTGCCCACATCGCCGGTATCCCCTTTAGGGCCTGTAGATCCCATGGGGCCTGTATTGCCAATGTCGCCTTTATCACCTGTTGCTCCCGTCGCACCCGTATCTCCGGTATCGCCCTTTGGGCCGGTATCACCAGTATCCCCTTTCTCGCCTATCGGACCAACTATGTTAGTGCCAGGCCCCCATATACCGCCGGTCTTCGGGCCAAATAGGGTATAGGTAGCTGTATTTACATAAAAATCGCCATTGATGCCATCTGTTAGGTTTGATGGATTTGTCAAGCCGTTTAATACGCTTCTGCCTGGATTTCCCGCATCGCCTTTATCTCCTTTGTCGCCTTTTACACCGGCTGGGCCGTTTAGCATCGTAAATACCTGGCTCCATGTGCCCGATGTTTTTTTATAAAATGCACCGGTGTTGGTATTAATATAGGTATCGTTATTGTTGCCGGTACCATTTGCAGGTACACCAATGCCATAAAGTACGGTGCTATTTGCCAGGCTGCCTGCCGCAGGCAGCGTGTAAACTACATTCCATGTGCCTGATATTTTTTGAGCGAAGGATGCGGCCGAAGTATTTACAAATACATCACCGTTTTTGCCGCTGGTGTTTTGCGGCAGTGTTGTGCCGAAGGTAATTGCGGCACCGATAGGCAGGTTGCTGCTGATAAACGTCAGTAGCGTGGCGAAGCTAAATTGATAGTCGGTATTGTTATGAACGAGGATGGAAACATCGGCCGAATCGATACCGGAAGCAGATGTTAATTCGCTTATTTTTTTATCCATGATAATTTTAGATTATGAAGATTTACACTGGCGATAAGCAGTTAAACTCGTCCCTTGCGTTGTAATTAAATTCGGTTTTGTCTACGCCTCTGATCCGTGGCCCTGCCTGGCGGGCCGATTTGTTTTTAGGGTTGTATGTCCACAACGGAAAATCGCTTTTTGTGATCGCGCAGAAAGCGCTCGGTTTCATTAGCATAGGCATTTGCAGTACTGCGTTGTTGTTCTACCAGTTTGGCGATCTCGGCCGCACTAAGCGAATTTCCGCCTTCGCGCTGTTTGATCACCGGGCCGGTTGCGGTGTAGTGCACCGAGTCGTCCTCGATAAAGCGTGCAAAGGCAAAGTAAACCAACAGTGGACTAAGCCCCTGGTATAAAACAATGTGGCCACGCTTGTCCAGGTATTCGGTGCCATTTACCAGGTCTTTGTAGGCTTGTGGGGTGTCGGTTTTAAGTACGCCGTCATTGTTAAAGTGTTGCATCAGATCGTAGTATAATGCGTAGCCTAAAAAAGGTTTCAGGTCGAGTTCCTGCGCTTTGCTGATGAACACGCCCAGCCGCTCGGGTTTAATATTCGTGCTGATATCTTCGAAGCGTTGAAAGGTTGTTTGATCGATAATATTCATATAGAAATTATTTATGAATTTTTAATTTGTCCATAGTCGTTGACTATGTGTGGTGTGTACTGGTAATTAATCAATCACCATAGCCTCCGCTTCGGCTGGTTTAAAACCGTATGCGTATATTAAAATGGCTGATTTACTGCTTGCCGGAAGATCGGACAGTAATAGCTGATTAATGCTGTTACCCGCTGCTATACCGGCGCTATTGTCAGCCACATCGGCCGGAACCGGGATGATATCCCAATTACCTGATGGGTTGATATCGATATAAAACCGGTTAAATATTTCGGCAAATACTTCAGAGATCTCCAGGCGTTCGGGCGCTGTGTTGTCATTGAATTCGAGAATGGCTTGCTTCTTTTCGCTGCCGTTACTTAAGCCCGATGCTTTTTCGGCGTTCACCAATTCCTTTGGTACCGAGAATCCTTTAATGATGCGGGCTTCTACCGATCGCTCGGTAGTTTCAAACAACTTATCATTATTTTGAATGGCATAAGGTTTAAATTCGGGCTTGGATGATTCGTCTTCGTATTCTATCACAATGATCTTCTGCGCGCTTTTGGCACCCTGGAAGGCACCAAGATCCTTTTCTAATTGAGAGGGTATATTGCTCACGGCTTCATCGCCCGTATCCGGGCCCGAGTTATCTGCTTCCTCCCTGCGCGATTGCATAAACAGCATGGTAGACGGCAGGAAGCCGGTGGTAACCTCGCGGTTATTAAATACCTTAATGCCGGCTTCAGTCTCAAAATCCTCCCAAACGCTGTCGGCTTCAATCAAGGGATAATCATCAACTTCCGGATTGAAATAAAACAATTGACCTTTATAGTTCTCCCAACCTCCCGCGGCTAACACCTGTTGTTTAATTACTTCCGGATCAGGATCATACTTATCTAGGAAGGTGATCTTGCTGCGCATGATGTTTTTCCAGGTCTTTCGGCCCCAGTCAAAATAGATGGCGTATTTATCAGCGGTTTCCGGGCAGTCGGTATCGCCCATGCGTATGTCCTCGAACTTTATATAATTGACTGAAGCGATCCTGAAGTTGGCATTATAATTTATATGGATACCAAACCCGCAAAACAAAGCCTTGTCTGATGCGATGGCTTTCAGTAGTTTAGCCAGCGTGAGGCCCTTGTTGTTTACCACTTGTTTGCCCAAGCTATGTTCTTCAAACCCGTTGCCGGCTATAAATTTGGACCGTTTATTCCAGCAATCTTTGGCGGTAGGGGAGTTGCCCACCAGTTCCAGCATACGTTGGGGATAGGCATTGTCCAGATCGTAATTCAGTATGCCGTAGGTTTGGTTAGGGCGTACTACAATGCGTCGTTCAATTTGTGGCAGATAGGTTTTCATTTATTGGGGATTTCACAGATTTTGGTGCGATTACACCGATTCGTTTTCTTTTAATTCTATTGCTTTCCGGTAACGTGCTGAACAAAGCCTTAATATGCGGATACCGATCTAAGTACCACTTCGCTTCTGCATCGGTCAAACTTTCATTATCATGCCGGGCATGTTCGCCAGGAGCAAATTGGTGTTTGCCGGGTTTTAAGATGTATTTCTTTGAGTTCATGGTTGATAGTTAATGGTTCATGATTAGCATTTTAAGATGGTTCATAAGTGCTATGAACTATGAACCATCAACTAAACCATTTAATCCACCAATGCTTCTAAAGCTGCCAAAGTACTGGCATAGGTTGCCGAGCCTGACTCCGGCGCGATAGAAACGGCGCGTGGCGGATAAGGTTCCCTCAGTTTGTCAGGATTGGTTAGCTTCAGTTTGTAGCCGCCTTCAACACCCTCATCCGCGGCATTGCGTTCGGCATCGGTCAGGATCAGGCCGTTTACAGCGCCGAATAATTCGATGGCCGAGTCGCCTGCTTTGTAATTGTTAATGGTGATAGCTTTCACACGGCCATAACCCATGGCCATCAGTTGTGTCTTTACCGAACTTGACAAGCCGGCGATGTTGAAATCGATCTCTTCGGTATAGCGTGGACCTACCTGGGTTTTAGCCAGTTTAGATACGGTGTTGAAGCTATTGTTAGTACCGGTAAATTTGTAAACAGTGGCGCTGCCTACGGCGGTCAGGCCGGTTACGATAAGCGGGTTCATGGTATCGTAGGTTAGGGTGATGTCATCTTCGTTAAAAATGTAGATCACATCTTCAATTCCGGCTGTTACCGGCGCGGCTGCCCCAAGGGCAAAACCGGCATTTATTTTATTGTAAATGGGCATGTTATTTTTTGTTGATTATGTTAGATTGGGTTGATTAGGTTGATTGGGTTTGGAAGATGTAATGATTGCAATTTCACTTAATCAACCCAATCAACCATTCACTACGCACTTAAATAGAACAGCTCGTTAGCAAATTTGAAATTTACGGCGGCCTTCATGCGGGCCTTCATACGTACCACGTTGTCGTTGGTGTAGGGCTTCATATAAACGGTTGAAAGTTCGGATGCATCGCCCAACAGATCGACACCCAGGAACAGGTTAGATGAACGGGCGCCCAGTATGGTATTCGCCTGCCAGTGGTTCATCAGTTGCAGTGGGATGCCCAGGTAATCCATCTTCTTTTTATCGGTAAAGGCATTCAATACATTGGTAGCCTGTGCGGCCTGAGCCTGCGCGTATGCATAGCCTATGTGTAATGGTATTTGCAGGTTAAAATCATCCTGGATACGGTCGGCCGGATCTAATTGAGAGAATACGCCGCTTAATACACCCAGTACATTACTGGCATTGATATAGCTAACTGTTGCGGCCGATGAGGTGCCGGTGAAAGAAGCAGCCTTACGGGTATTCACTTCCTGGTAATTGCGGATCAGTTTAAAAGTAGTAGCGCTTAACACTTGTATAAAATATGATTGACCCTGCACGTCCACACCCGAGCCGCCATTGGTGGTATCCTTGCTGGTACCGGTTACGGCGGTAATGGTTACTACGTCGCCATCGGCTAATGTAGCTGTGCTGCTTACGGTTACTACGCCGCTTGCGCTGATTGCCGTAGCTGCCATACTGGTAGCCGATTTGCCTAAACCAACTTTGTAAACGCCAGATGCGGTGGCGATGGCGGGCAGTAAACCCTGAAAGTCGGCGGTGAAGGTGGCTTCTTTAGTGGCGGCTTTGCCCAGCCAGTACAAACGCTCGTTAGCTATTTGTATTTTAGTAAGGTAGCGCTGCACCATAAAGTCCGACAGGTCTACCACGCCTTCATAGTCGCCAAAGGCACCGGGTGCCAGGCTTTGGGCTTCCCAGCTTTGGGCCAGTTTATCCCATTGTTCCTGTTTCATAAATTCGTACACCACCGGGTCAAGGTAGCTTTCGGTTTGTTGGGCGGTGGTACCCTGATCGTTAAAAATGCCCGATGGGTCTTGTAGTTTCACATCATCATCCACATCAAGAATGATCTTGCGCGATTTAACGTCGTTAATTACGGTAAGCAGCCCGCGTTTCACCGAGTCGGCCTCCAGCAGCGTGCTTGCCATAAAACCTGCCAGCGCTTCGCCGGCGTAGGTGTTGTTTGTAAATGTAAATTGAGCCATAAAGTTTAGCCCCCCGACCCCCTAAAGGGGGAGCTTTTTAATTTTAGTTTTTGCTATAGGGATAGTTATGCTGTTGATTATTGTCCGGATCTTCCTGTTCCCCCTTCAGGGGGTTAGGGGGCTACTTTGCCAACTGCCTTTTTTACCGCGTTTTTGGCCAGCGGTGTTTGTGGTGCAAAGAAGGGTTGGGTTTCGGTTTTAGCTTTGTTGCTGCGGCGTGAGCCTTCGGGGGTAAAGTCTGATTTAATTTCGTTGCGCACCTCATCGCGGGTTTGTTGCAGGCGGGCATTGGCGTCTTCCAGTGCGATACGGGCTTCGGCAAGCAGCGCGTTTTGGGCGTGTATTTTGGCCCTGATGCTTTTAATGCGGTTTTGAACATCGCCTTTTTTTAGTCTATCAGCCGGGATATCGTCATCTTCGTCTTCCGCTTCTTCAGCCTCCGGCGATACCGCTGCAACCTTGCCATCCTTTACCGATACCTTTTTACCTGATGGGGTGGTGTAGGTGTCGGCAATGGCCGGCGTGCTCATGTCTTCGTCCTGGTAAACTTCGGCGCCCTCGGCCAGTTCGCCGGCATGGTGAAGTGTGCCTTTGTCGGTAATGGTGTGTTTGTTTACTACCCGTTTAAAGAAATTCATCATCTTATCCAGCACCGAAGCGGTCTTTTCGATAAGGTCTTTGTTTTCCATGTTCATGTTTTCTGGTTTGTTATTTATGTTTAAGATCTTGTTTATGCATCGCTGGTAAACAGCAGGAGCGGTGCCGGTATATTTTTTAAGCAGGGCGCTGTTGGTAATGTTGGTGCTGTAATCCTCCACCCGGTCGATAAAGCCCAGGTCAAGCGCCTGGTCGGCCGTCATCCAGGTGACGGAGTTGATGAAGCTGTTAATAGTTACTTCGTCCAACCCGGAACGGTCCATATAAATTTGCGCCAGGCGCGACTGGACAATATTGAGCATGTGTACATCCTTCAGTAGTTCGTCGGCATTGCCACCGCTGCCAACCATAGGTTTATGGATCATCAGCAGGGCATACTTGCTCATTACCACAGTTTTGCCGGCCATGGCTACCACACTCGCCGCCGAGGCCGCCAGCGCATCCACATACGTGGTTACATTGCCAGGATATTTTTTCAGCATATCGTAAATGGCAATCGCGTCGAACGCGCTGCCGCCTACCGAGCTGATGTGCACTTCAATATCCGCGCCGCCGGCGACCTCTAACTGTTGTTGGATATATGCAGATGACAGGCTGCCTGTGCCAATGCAGTCCTGCTCGGTGTCGTATAGGTATATTTTCATATTATTTGATTTCACAGATTTTTGGTGATGATTTCACCGATTTTTTAGTGCAGTCCGGAGGCCAGAAAGCCGGGAGGTTTTGTTGATGGTTTATTTTGATTGGCCGCTGATGGTTCCGGCTGGAACGGCGGGCTATCTTTGATGTTGTATTACAAAAGTCGGGAGAGATTATCTGCCAGTTGGTGACACATGTTTGTCAGTGGCTATTTTTCTTTTGGTGATATTTCCCTTGTTTGATATGATCAAAAGTCGGGAGAAAAATTTAATTCGATGGTGACACAACTATGTCAGTGCCTGTAAAACTGTTCAAGGCCCGCCAAATGGTGCGTTCATCTCTTCCAAATTTTACTTCTGCCTCAAGCACAGCCTGATTTTTGGTAATGTTACGGGTTTGTATTTGCGCCTGCACCCAAAGATAAATTTCGCGGTAGGTAAATACTTTGGCGTTGATGAAGCCGGCTTTATAGAGTTCGGTAAATACGCCCTGGTCAAACAGGGTGTTTATGGTATTGATGTTCATTTTTTAAGATATGTTTAAAATGATAATTGGCATAATCAGCCTAATTTTATTAATTCAATTTTGGTAGGCTGTCCTTTGCGCCAGCTATCTATTTTATTGATATAGTAATAAGCGCTGTCCTGTTCCAGGTATATAGGCATCAGCAGGTCAAGTTCTAAAATATCGCGCGGGGTAAGCAAGAAATAACGGACCACCTTTTTTGTCTGGGTCAGTATTTTCTGTAGTTCGGGATAGTACAAGGTTTTTAATCCCGGCACTGGTTTGCCGGTACCCGGCATATTGCCAAAACATAAGTTGTGTTCACCATCCGGTTTGTAAAAATAGGGTACGGATACCCAGTCGTTCACCACTATATCATGTGCCGGGTTGCCATCGGTAAACCTGATACTCGCATTACCATATGTGCGCAGATCGATCTTTTGGTTGATCAGAACTCGCGGCGAAACACCAATGTTGAACTCGTGGTTTTCGTCATCGATCTCCGTCATTTTTATTTGCGCTATGGTGCCACCTATGTACGGGCGGTTAAGTGTAGGTGCAAACTGGCTTTCAAACAGGTCGGCAGTGGCAGGTAAAGTTTTATCGGCTACGTTTATCTGCGAATCGGCAAAGCCTGCGGGCAAAACAGCATCATCCTGCTTGTACTTCATATAGTTTGTTTGCGCGTAGCCGCCTAATTGAAAACTGATGCTTTTGCCCTGATCGAGGCATTTGCCCGTCCAGTTTTTGGCAACAGGTATGTTGTTTACAATATCCCTGAACGCGGCGAAGTTTACCGTTCGTGAAGTATTATCGGTTTGACAAATAATGCCAAATTTTTGTAATACATCCTTAAGCAAGTCTTTCTGACTGATATCTGGAAATATGCGTTCGCATTGTACCGTCTGACCGAATTGTACTGTTTTTATATTGGTTTTAACTTCCCAGGTGGCACCCGAATAAAGCCTGAACCAGGCCGGTGTTTTACCATGAAACGAATAACCTACGGCCAATTGCTGGCCGGCTGAAAGATCGGCACTGGCGGAGATAACCGTATCTTTTATTATCGTATCACTTTTTTTGTTACTTCCGCTATCGTGCACATGGCCCGGTTCCTCGCTGTAACCGCCACTAAAATCAAAAATGTTCGACACCAGTTTATCTAATGTACCAGCAGAGGGAGTGCTGACGTAAATTGATATCTCAACAGATGATTCATCATCGGTAACGCGGCCATATAAATTGAATTTGGGGATGGTTACCGTTGCGGTTACAGATATATCCTGCGGCGCATTGTAAACATACCCGGCCAAAAAATGGCCGGAAGGGTTGTTGTTAACAGACCAATGGATCATTCCATCCGGGTCGTGCACATTGGGGTGATCAACAAAAAGGTCGTTACTTAGGGCTACATTAATTCCGTTAACATCCGGCTGATTTTGGTAATCGGTACCATGATCGAAGGAACTATTGCTAAACTGCGCGATAAGATCAGGGTATACCGGATTGTTTAGCAAAGAACCTGTGCCCGTATAACCGGCAGTGGCCAGCATCATATCAATAGCGGTTTTAATAAAAAAACCAGGGCGCAGGTACCGTACGTTCACTTCGCATTGCCCGGCCGGGTTATAAACCAGGTTGCCGTAGTCGACAACCGGCCAGATCCAACCCTGTGTATGGCTTTGCGACGCTACTACATTGGCTACGCTCCAGGTATGTTCATATGATTTAAAAAGTGATGCTGCCTTTGGGGCGGTTTTGCTGTCGCCCATATCGTATATCTTACCATCAATGGCATCAAAGAAATCGACATTGCCTGATAAAACGGTTATAGCTGCTGTATCCTGATCAATGCCATTTAACTCGGCTACGCCATAGGGTATTATTTCCAGCCCATCCTGCATAATTTTAGCCGGGTACTGGCCGTAAGGTTTATCGTCGGTAAAGGCTACCTCATCCGGGAACCCTAAAATACGGCGGTTGCGCTGGGTAAGCGGTAGTTTAAACTGGTTACTGGTGTTGCCCTGCTGGTTTCTTACCTCTGCTAAGTTGTTGATCTGGAAGGTAAGGGCCATTGGTGCATCATCAGAAAGATCGACAAGGTTATCGTTTATGTATAATTGAAGTGTATTCATACGTTGCGGGGGCTATTGCGTTTGGATATTAATACCCGGTAAGTTAAAGGTTACGCTAAACGGCGCTTGTCCGTTGCGGGTTTCATACTCGGCAAAGGTGGCGGTATTAATTACCACCGTTTGCCATTTTACCGGGTTACGATTAACCAGCATTTGTACCTTGGGCGAGTATTTAATGGATTGCAATCCTTTTATATCGGCGACGGAAAGATCCTCGGCCAGCACCTTCATTTTTTGTCCTGCAGTTTTGCTGATCACTTCCTCTATGCCGGATTGATTGGCCCAGTCTGACACATAGTTTTTAATGATAGTGGCGTTTTGCACATCAAGGCTAACTTCCTGGTTGTATACAAAACGGTAATAATTCCAGCTGCCGGTCAAACCTATCCAGCGCAGATAAACCGATCGGTCATCCACCATATCGTCAACCCGCACTGTTTGTGTTTGGGTGATGGTGTGCGTAACCTCATCCACATCATATTTTAGGGTAAGGGTAAAGTAATATGCTTCAGGCGGAAAGGTTTGGTCGATAAGTAACCGGTTTAGACCAACATGTTGGGCTATCGGGAAATCGTTTGTCGATGAATCGGCTATAATATAGCGGCTTCCGTCCTGGTTAATTAGGAAGGAACCATCTTCGTTTAAAAGGCCTATTGCCTGCGTACTGCCGGTAATGGGTTGCCGGTTAATATCCAGCATGGTTAATTCACAATAAATATCCAGGCCGGCCAGCGCCTCGCTGTAAATAAAGCCGATATCAAAAGGATAACCATTTGAGTATACTGGTTCACTAAAATCGGTTATCCAGCTTGCCCGTTTGGTTTGGCTGTCTACGGATGGAAACGGTACGTAGTTAGCAAGGTTGCCGCCATAAGCATCGCCTAATTGCTTTGCCGCATAAACTACATAATAGGGGTTCTCTATAGAAATATAAATCGGGTTGTTGTTATCCCATACCTCAGCGTAACGAATAGTATAACTGGCGGAAAGGTTGATATCCCGGAAGTTTATTTCGCTATAATTACTTCCATCCTGTACATATAACAAGCTTTGTAAAAAACTGGATATATCGGCTTTAACCAACCCGGTTTGGTCGGGCCGGTTAACAGATCTGATGATCTGCGTATTGCTTGTGCCCTTATCAAGATAGCTTATTTCTGTTATTACCTGGTAATACGGCCGCAGGCTATTAATATTGATATATCCGCCGTTATGATCAGTACTGGTGTAGGGAATGTCGATACTGATCTGCCCGGCCGAAACACTTTTAACTTCGTAAACTCCTTTGTAGGCGCCGGCGGATAGGTAAACCATGTCTTTAGGGTTAAGGCCGGCAAGGCTCCCGCTAATATTAATAATCGCTTTGCCATTGCCATCGGCGGTGATATTGGTTACTTCAAAATCCTTACGCTGATAAGTGAAAACCACCGGATTGAACGCGGCGTTCCAGCGGGAAATATTACTGCCGCCTATGTTAACCGAGGGGCCGGCTATCAGGAGGTTTTTAATCGTTTCGATACTGAAATTGTAGGTAGTTGTGCATCCCCGGGCATCGCTAACGTAAGCCATATAGGTGCCGCCGTGCAACCCGTTAAAAACTGGTGATGGCTGATAAGTAACCCCATCTAAACTATAGTTTAGCGGCAACTGGCTGCTTTGCGCCAATATGGTTATCTGCGCATCATCGGCACCGGGCGCACTTTCTTTACTATCGATATTAACGGCCGTAATAACAACATCGCAATTGGTGGTATCCACCGGTGGTTCATCGGGGACAGTATTGTCATACGCTATGATCCTGATCTCTAACTGATATACCGGCTGGCCATCGTAATTGCTTACTTCAAGATAATCGGCATCGTCTATTTTTAACAGCGAACCTATCACATTTTGCGTACGGGTAATACCGGGCGTTCCATTATAAAAATATTGGTAAGTTACGCCTATGCCGTTGCCGGGTACCTGCTCGCCCGTTGCCGCATCAACAATGCTGATGTAGATCGCGGCCCGGTAGGTGGTATTTATACCGTTATCATTTGAACTGAGCGGCTGAGTTATAATTTGAGGTATGATATTCATTGTTTAATTGTTTATTAGATTAAAACAAAGCGGCTTTACACAATATCCGGCGAATACATAGCCGATAAGGTTAATGTCAATCCTATCCCGGTTGTGTTTACATCAAACTTGTTATATACAGGCACACATTTCGCTTTTTCACCAGTCTTTACACGGAAATAGCGACCGTTATCCTCCCGGTAGTTTGATGCCTTTATCATGAATTGATTGGCTAATTGCAATGCCTGGTTTACATAGGTTTCGTTATCGGCAGTGTATTGGCCAAACTCGGTTTTAAACAGAAATTCAAGGTAGATAGAGAAGCTATTATCTACCGAGCCATTTACGGCCGGTTTTATCTCGATGTTTTGTAATGGATACAGGAAAACGCCGGGAAACGCTGCGTCATCGGCCAGCGCGTTCAGTTCGCCGGCGGTGCCGTAAATAAAGCTGGGGTTGCCGGCTAATGTTTGCACAATAGTCGCTATTTGATTTCGTATGGGCATAATATCTGATTAAATGGGTTTTAAATAATGATCGTTAACTGCCTTGTTGCAGTTCTGCGTATCGCTTTTGATAAGCGGCTTCGGTTTTGTTGAGCAACAGTTTGGTGAGCACTCTATCGTAGGGCAGGTTTAGGATAGCATCCCACTTGGTAATATCGCCGCCGCTGAGGGCATTAATGGTATTGATATATCTAAATGGTTCGAAGTTTTTTATACCGGCCCGTTGCTCCATAGCCGACACAGGCGATGCCAGAAGCCGGTTTTCGGTTTCGATAAGGTTGGATAGTTCAAAAAAAAATACTTAGCAATCGGCAGGGCATCAGTTACGGGTAATTGCCTTACCTGCTCTTCAAATTCGGCTGCGGCATATTCGTTATAGGGTTTACCCGTGGCACGACAATAAAAGTATTGCGCCAGGATCTGCGCACAGGATGATAGGGATGGGCTAAAGCTACCCTGCCAGTTTTCTTCGCCGTGTTGTTGGATGTGTTTAGCTATTTCGTCGGCAATTATCTCTCTTGCGGCCAAAAAAGCGCCGGCTGGTTCAACCGAAAGGTTTTTCATCACTTTTACCGTAACGGGTTTACCGTCTATAATGAAAGTGGTTTTTTGAGGGATAGCATCGCTGTTGTACAAATACTTAATTTGATGCGCAATTGACGCTACCTGCGGATTAAACGCTTCCAAATCGGGGGCGTGTGTAATGTTTTGTAATTGCTGTAATGGCGTTCCCGAAAGTATGCTTACAGCCTGCACGTCGCTCAGGTTTTTCGCGGCCTGCATTTCTATTAGCTGGCCGAGGGTAACCTCGTTAAGTTTTTCGGGCATGCAGATGCTTATTTTGCCTGTAATAGTTTTTAAAGTAATTGTTACCATGTTGTGATTTAAATGCCAATAGGCATAATTGAATTAAAGATTTACCCTGTTTACTGTTTGTGCTAATATATTTTGCTGGTTATTTACATCTTTCACGTCCACGTAAATAGGGGGGAAGTTATTGATCATTTGATAGGCCACTGTATTGGCCAGATCCTTTACATCATTAACGGGCTGGTTGTAATAACGGTTGGCGTTCCCGCCATCGGTATAAATACCGCCAATGGCATAACCACGGCCCGGGTTAGCTACCGAAAAATCGCGCCCGCCGTGTGCAACATTAATAGCGCTTACTAAGTTACGTGCCCATGGGTTACGCATGGCTTCCGATACGACAACGGCTTCGCCCGAGCGCAGGTAAGCATTGGTATCGTCGGTGTGGCTGTATCCGGATAAGAGTGCGCCACGGCCGTCGGATGTGTAATGCCCACCTTTGGCAAAGCCAGGTTTTTGCTTTACTATACCGGCTAATGATGAAGCTCCGGCTGCAACGGCAATGGCGGTTTCGGCAATGGCTTTAGGGACACCGACAAAGGGTATCGACGCGTTGGCCGACCAGATTCCCATAATGGATTTTTCGGTATCTATAATCACCTGCCCCGCCGCGGCGGCCTGGTGCGCTTTAAATGCTGCGCGGGCAGCTATGGTGTTTTTTCCAAATATGCCGGTTAAGGCCCCCGAAAGCTTATCAACCGATTTTAAATAGTTTTGCTGGTTGGCAAATTGTGCTTCGAGCTTAGCCTTATCCAGTTGCTTTTGCTTTTCCTTATATTCCTCATCTACTTTAAGTACTGACTGATTTTTTTCCCGGGCAGATTTTTCGGCTTGTGCCTTCTCATTATCTAATTGTTGTTGCTTCAACGCAAACTCAGTTTTCCAGTCGTCTGCGTTATGCGATTTGATAATATTATCTTCAACGGATTCTTTGGGTTGGATATCTTCTGCTTGTAAAGTGGTCGTTTTTTTTTGCGAATCGTTAGTTGAAGCAACTAATTCAATAGGTATATCGGAACCTGAACTTCCGTAAAGTCCTGTAGAATGTGCCTCTTCCAGCTTTGGGAGAATTTCTCTTTTAGGCGTTTTCGGTTTGCCTTTACCGTGGGTGCCTTCGGTTATTTTACCATTATTATCAGTGATTTTTTTTGTCGCTTTATCACTGCTTTCGGCTGCCTTGTTGTATGTTTCAACTATCACCTTGCCTGCTTTCGTGATGTTTGTTTTAAGCTGATCAAATGACTGTTTTATTTTATCGGTGCCATGGGTTACCCCGGTGCTTATTTGTATCAACCCATCGTTCATACCTTTCAAATCGCCGGATAGAATGGCTTTAAAAAGAATCGAAAATCCTTTTAAGCGACTATGCAGATTCTCAAGTATGGCGTTCCATACCTTTTTTATGGTTTCACCGGGTTTGCTAAACGCGTTAACAATGTTTTCGCCAATGGTGCTTAATATGCCGCTCACATATTTTTTTATATGATCTATCACCAGGCTAATGGCAGCTATGCCACCCTTTAGTTTTTTAGCTCCTTCGGTAGTAGTGGTAAAATATTCCACCACCGATTGCAGTACCAATACCAGTAACCCAAAACCGGTTGCCTTAATGGCCGCTCCGACACCAGTAAACCCCGTTTTTACTACAGCAAGGCCATTTTTCATAATGTTGAAGCCCTTGGTAACATCTTCCATCACAGGCCCAAAATCCTTGTTTGATTTTTTTAGTTTTTCGGTTGCCGAAGTGATTTGTTCCATAACGGCTTTATGGTAGTCAAATGTTTTCTTGCTTTCTTCAAGTGCTTTTTCCTGATCTTTAACATTGGCAGTTAACGTTTTAATATTATCATCCAGTGCGTCTGCAACAACACTGTTTGCCTGCTGCGATTTGGAAAGTGTGTCATAAAGCTTTGGCAAATCGGCCAACGCTTTTTTATTCTCTTCAAGGGCCGATGTCGACTTGCCTATAGTTTTTGAATTATCACTTAATTGAGCGTTTAGTTTTTTTATTGATGAGGTGGCATCGTCGGCGGCATCGTCTAGTGTTTTAAGATACTTCACACTGTCTTTTAAGGTTTTTCCCAATACCCCCTGGCTTTGGGCTAAAATTAGCAGGGTGTTGTTTAGATCTGTCATCGATCTTTTGAGTTTATCGACCTGATCCTGAATGTTGGCTGTTGATTGGTTTTGTTGAGGCATACATATATGTTTTAAATGCCAATTGGCATATTTTTAATTTAAAAATTAGCCCTAAGGGCTAATTTTTTTTAACCTAAAATTCTGATTTATTTTTTTCCTTTTGCTGGTCCTTAAATGCCTGGATCAGTTTACCATCGCTGTATATTAAGCGCACAACCAATGGTATATCTTTGTAAGATACGATTGATATCCACGCTTTATTTTCGCCATCTATCCAGGATGTTTCATATGTTGCATTGCCGGTTTTAATAGCGGTAATTTCATAGCCATCGCCATCGCTGTAGGGTTGCTTAAAATCTTTATAAGGCTTACCCTCACCGTAAACACCATTAATGTCTTTTGCAAGCGCATTATAATAATCAATGGTTTTTGCTTCCAGATCTGCTCTGAAATTAAATACAGCTTCAAATGCCTTGTCGTTTACAAAGTTAACATAAAAGAGCGCTACCTTTCTGCCACCTAACGAAAGATTACTAAACGCGACAGTAGTAGCTGTTTGCCCTGCATTTACTACCCCACCTTTAGCTTTTACGGCTTCGATAACCTGCGCGGACGAACTGCCAAATTTTATACCCAAAAAGCCATCAATTGGTTTGGCTGACTGTGCATTTGCTCCAAAGGTGATGCATAATAATGCGATAAGTATTAAGTTTTTCATATTTGCTAATTATATTGGTAAATATATATAATGTAAATCAAAATTGCAATAGGCAATATTAAGTGGCGTTAAATACCCAATCATAATCCCTTGCCCCAAAATTCCGGTCCATCCAGGGCATACGCGAACGGCTTTGCTTTACTGTTTGTACCCGCAGTTTGTTTAAAGCTACATAGCGCAGCGGATCTATCAGATGGTTAAAGGCGTCTACCGGCTCATTAAGTGTCCTGCCATTGCGGTCGGTGCGCCATTTATACCGGCTAAGTTCATTTACCAGGTTTACGCTGTTGCGGGTAATGTTTAACCGGTAACGCTTCAGTATATCTATAGATAAATTCACGCTATCCGGCCCTTTTATTGCCCCGCTGATATTCCAGCCCATACGCCGCAATTCCTCTATCGATTTTGGTTCGGCGCTATCTGCAATAATGGGTGTTTTTTTACTCACACTGCTGTTGCTTAACCTGTTTGATATATCGGGGTTGGTTAGCCCGGTTTCGTAAAACAGCTCGTTCAACCATAATTCGCCCTCAAGCATAAAAACTTCCAGGCAACCGGTTTGGTCGTTTGTGAAGCCGAAATCAAGCCCCAGGGCCAGGCGCCTGGCATGGCGGGGGATCTCATTGCACAGGTACCAGTTGCTTAATACAAGCCCGGCTACCTTGCCGGTTAAACCACGCGCGTATACTTTCCACAATTCCTCATTTTGTTCGCGCAGGCCTTCAATGCGCCGGTGCATATCATCATCTAAAAAAGGGTTGTGCCGGTGGTCGCTGATGATAAGCTGCACATCATCGCCGCCCAATAACTTGTCGTGCACCCAAAAGGCGGTATTGGGGTTATAATCAATATAAACCCGTTTGCGCGTGCGCAGGGCCAGCTCTATATAAACATCCCAGCTAATGCCGTTGGCTTCGTTAATAAACAGGTAATCGCGCTTGCCGCTTTTTGCATCCTGGGCGTCGCTATAGCTATTAAACTCCATCAGGCTGCCATTAGTAAACTCAAAAACACGGTCGGTACGGTTATAATTTTTAACCATTTTTTGTAGCGCAGGCGATGTACGGTAGATCTCCATCGCATCTCTGAGCGCCCCGACCTTAAGATTAGGGATATCTTGCCCGACGATGGTGATCACCACCTTTTCCGAACAAGCCAGCACAAACAAAACCTGTTCGATAGCGTAGGTTTTACCTGAACTTGTGCCGCCCTGGTTAACTACCACATTGGCTGTAGTGTTGTAATTTTGACTAAATAAAATAGTGCTTTGCATAAAAGATGTGGTTTAGGGGGGAGATTGCAGAAAGCAATCAGGCAGGTATTGCCTATCAAAGTATCACTTCGCGCTCTTCGGCAGCGGTGGCTATGCTGGTGTATATTATTTCTACTTTTAGGGTACATGGCATAGTGGTGCTGCTCTTAATGTCCCGTTCGGCCCATCCCAAAATTTTCAGGGCGAAAATGGCGCCTGTTGGCGATTGTTGATGGAGACGCTTTTCGTATTCCACCTCAATTCGCAACCTGCCGCGTTTCAAGGCTTCGGCTAAGTCGCCGCCGCTGTTCTTATACTCTTCAAAGTCATCAAGACTGCTGAACCCTAAATGTAAAGCTAAACCTGTAATGGTTGGTGGTTCTGGTTCCCGGTCCCATATTTTTTGGCGTATGGTCTCATCGGTTTTGGAAGTTTTTGCAGGAATATATTCGATATGGAACTCGCCTTTGATGTGCCTGAAATAGGCATCAACAAGGCGTTCGGCCTGCCGGCTATCAGTAAGTAACATGAAAATGGATGTTTATGTGAAGAATGCCGATTGGCATAATTATAATGTAAAGGTACGAAGAAATGAATCGCAATGCAAATTATTTAGCAAAAAATATTCTGGCGGACACCATGTAGCTCAAATCCATTCTTTATTTTAGCCTAACCTTATGACCGATCTGCAAGCAAAACTCAAATTGATATACAGGCCATTTTTACTGATGGCCATAGCTTTTATAGTTATATATACCTTTTTAAACTGGTATATTGTATTGCATAATAACTAGCTGCAATGGGATGAAATACTGACGGATGTACTTATCCCCATTGTTCTTTCGTTTGTGCCGGTGATAGCATGGCTGCGGCCCCGGCTGAAATTATTGGTATTTGTACGGAAAAGTGCTAAAAACCCTGTCGCCGGTTATATAATGATAGCCGCATTTTCCATTGCCGCGCCCGCTGTCGTAGCTCAGTTTTACATGACGTCTGCCACCGGTAAGTTAACCCGGTTGGCTAATATTGATCAAATAAACCATAAGCCTTTAACAAAGTATTACCGCTTGAGTCATTACTTTATTAGTAAACGGCTGGCTAAAACCTATAGCAGCCACTCGGTAAGTAGTAAAGGACAAAGGCTAACCTGGTATCATTATATAGCTTGCCCTATATTTGCCGATACCATAGCCTACAATGTGAAATTGCCCGGGCCGGGTACCGGACAATTATTGGATACCGGATTTATATTTACACATTATCCCGCAGACCGCAAGGCGCTGATTATTGTAGATGGCAAGCCTGTTGATAAAGCTGCACTAACGCAAGTAGAAGTAGCAACCGTTAACAAGTTTTATTTTACATCGGCCCCACAGGCGATGGCTTTATATGGGCCTGGCGCCCGTCAGGGTGCTTTGGTTATTACCCTTGCAAAGCCTGTTACTATAATTCCAAAAGCGTGGCTTTGTTATAGCGATAGCAAGGAGGTAAGCAATAAGCTATCGCAGGTAGAAAAAGATACCTTGCGCAAGCAGTTTTATAACGATAGCTATTTACGGTTTGAAAAACGTTACCTTAACGACTTTGATTACCTGGACAGGATGGGTTACAGCGCGTATCGCGATAATTTTGTAAATGCGATAAATGATCCGGCATCGATAAGCGATGACCCGGTAATATTTGAAGCTTGCTATGGCAGCTTTGCTAACCGAAGCGGGTACAAATTATATTGGATGCTGGGGCTATTTGCCTTAGGAGCACTGATATTTTTTTTGATGCTGTTAAGTCCGCCAATAAACAGGGCGGAAGCAAGCGGCTGGTTGCCACGGCAGTTTTAACAATACGCTAAAAACATTTTTGGTGTCCTGTTGCTTATAGTTCTGTAACCCAAATAAACAGCATTATGGCATTTGACCAATACCACGAACCCGCAAACGAACTGCCCGAAAAAACCCGCACCTTTGCCCGGATGATCGTTTCGTTAGGTGAAGAAGCAGAAGCAATTAACTGGTACGAGCAGCGCATTGCGGTAGAGAAAAACAAGCAGGCTAAGGCTATTATGCAAAACGCCCAGCACGAGGAATTTAAGCATTTTGGCATGGACCTGGAGTTTTTGCTTCGCCAAAAACCGGTATGGCGTAAAACCCTGCAGGCAATACTGTTTAAAGAAGGCGATATTGTAGAGCTTGGTGAAGAAGGCGAAGAGGCCAGCGAGTAATACCCCACCCTAACCCCTAAGGGAGAATGAGTGATGTTGGTTAAGCGCCCGCTTTGTATTCCCCCTTTAGGGGGTTAGGAGGCTGCATTTCCTGTAATTGTATCTCGTACGCGCGCATGCGGGCATGTAGTATATCAACCTCAGTACGCAGCATTTGTATCTCGGTGATCAGCTTGGCCGATTCCTGCTTTAATATTTGCTTGTTACCGGTGCCCAGTATCAGCCACTCCGGCGAGTATTTAAGCTGGAAGCACAGTTTGCGGATAAGATAATAGCTTACGTCCTGCTTTTTATTGATCACCTTGCTGATAAAACCCTGGTCGACGCCGATAAGATTAGCTAAAGCCAGCTGGCCGCCGTGCTCTTTCACAATTACTTTAAGCCGTTTAACTACACCGTCATCTGCAGCTGTTGTCATGGTATTGCCGTTTTATACTGCAATGATATAAAAATAGGCGTAAGCGAAGCAAAAATTTAATTAATGTTTTAAGTATTGGGCCGACATTTCTTCCAGCGCATCGTAATAAACCTCCAGATCTATCAGCTTATCTTTAAAATCCTGGTGTAATTGTTCAAGGGTTTGCAGTGCCGTGGGAGTGTTTTTTAGGGCGTTATGCAGGTTATGGTATTTTATCGAGGCAGATCTTTCCTTAAACAAAGGCACTACGCCCTGGTTTTGCTTCATCATTTTGCTTACACTATCGCTATGCCTCGGACTAAAGATCAGCACGAAAGCTAATAGTAAAAAACCAAATATAATAAGCACAATGATCCCCATAGCCCTAAAACTTATATAACAAAGTTAAAAGCTATAAGTTGTAAAAACTTAATTAATATCAATATCCAGGCGATAGATCATGGCATCCAATTTCTCGTTATACTGCTGTATAGTTATCTGGTTATTTTTATAGGCAGCAACCAGTTTTTGCAATTTTTCGTTTTCAGCAGTATCATCTTTGGTGGCTTCCTGCAGGCGGGTAACTTTCATCTGGGTTGATTTTTGCTGCATTAACGGAACCACCCCCACGTTATTCTCCAGCATTTGGTTCGCGGTTTTACGGTTGCGAAATGCAAAAAAAACTACCACAACCAGCAAAACACCAATGCCGGCTAAAACTGTATTCATATCCATGCCTATAAAAACTTAAATTAGGTTTATGTATCAAATTTAAAATAATTTGAAGAAAAATATTATCAGTCAAATTAATATCCACAACCTATGGCTATAATAGAATGTGCCTATCAAGCATAAATTAAAATTTAAGTTTCGATAAGCGCAGAAATACAGCAAATTGTAAGCAAATAATATGTTAGGCGCGCCAGCTTAAAGCAATGCGATGTCCTTGTTTTGTCCACCGCATCTGCAAGTAACAGGATCAGTGAAATCAATAATCAGTCGGTGAAATCCCGTTTAATGATTATGCTTTTTATGGATATCCTTTACCAGGCAAAGCTTTTTAATATCTTCAAGCCTGATGACAAAGGGCGCATACTTCAGGCGGTTGCCGATCATCTCGGTTGTGTTATCTGAATGGGCTATCACTTCGTCTGGATTATCGCCGGCCAGCAGGCGTTTGTACATGCGGTAATCGCCCCACTCAATATAATATACCTCGCCGGGAAGTATCTTGGTGTCGTGGATGATCTTTAAGGCTACCCAACAGCCATTTTCAAGGTAGGGATACATAGAGTGGCCCCAAACCGGCAGCGCAAAGTCGCAATCCTCAATACCCGGAAAGTTCATGTGGCCTACGGGCTGTGCATCGTTAATATCGTTATATACCTCAACGCCCGATGCTGTAGCTACAACCTCGTACATTGGGATGCCCTCAAATACTGCTTTACCGGGTTTGGTTTCTGTAATTTCTTGTTTTTTAGCCGGAGTGATATGGTCTCTGTATTTTTCTTTAAATATCTTTAATTTCTCAGGGTCGATATTCTGCCTGCTTTTAATGATCTCGGTAATGGAACTTGCCGAATTAAAGCCTAAGGCTTCTGCCAATTGTATGTTGCCGCTAAAGGCTTTTCCCCTTAATTGGTTATATAAGATGATAAATTCCAGCGTCTCCGGACGGATGGTTTTTATTTTGGATGGCTTTTCTTGTATGGGCATAATGTGGAAAACTAAATAAAGATAAATCTTTACAATAATACAGATAATTCTTTATATTTGTTCATTCGATATTCAAAATTAATATAAATAATCAATAAATCAAATACAGAAGTACAGAACTTAACCAATTTACAAAAACTAAACCTTAAACATATGTATATCGCCTACTCCGCACTGCGCACCGAAGAAAAAGACCTGAACAATAACGACGCCTGGGCGCGTTACCAGGGTTACAGGGCCGCCTGCCAAAAACATAACGAAACTATCGCGGCCATACAAAAATATCTACCCGGCTGGCAACCATCCTTTCATCAAGAATTAAACAATAAATAA